GCGCTCGCTGCGGCTCCGACATTGTTATGTCTAAACCCACCCATCGGTAGGTTTGCAGTTGGCGTATTCTGGCCGTCTTTAGCAACGGCAACTGTCATCGCTGAGGCGAAGTCATCGAACTCGGCATCCATGCGCGAGGCAAGGATTTTGATAGAGGCGCTACTATCAGCAGAGAACGAATGAACCCGAGAGTACGAACCCGTACCTGTCCAACCCATATTCTTATCCTATGGAGTGATCGATGAAAAGAATAACAACGCTGCTGCTCATACCGTGCCTGTCGAATGCGCAAATCGTCGCGCCACCAGCTCAGTCCTGTGGATCGCAGATTTCGCGAGATGATGTACTCGTTCTCGATCTCGAATCGTTCGCCGATGACTATGACTCCGCCGCAGTATTCGTCTCAGAGCACACGGAGAATTTCGTAGCCGCCAACGAGAAAGCAGAAACGATCGTCACGCCGCGATCCGGAACTCGAACTAATCGCGGAACCGCACTCAAACTAGCGCAGCGCGTAGCGGCCAAACGCGGCTGTAATGTCGTGCTCGTGCTGCGCGCTTGGACGGACGATAGCGGCAATACGTTCGCGCTCGCGACATCGAAGAAAACAGCGCTAGGGTTAGCGATGCTGCTCGGTTACGCAGAAGTCCTCTTCGGGACTGCCGACTAATCCTCTATAGCTAGAGACGACCCGCCGAGCACCGCAAGAAGCGTCGCAACCTTTCTGTTCCTGATGTCGGAGTTGCTCTGTGCAACGATCTGGCGCAGCGCATCTGGCTCCATGATGGCTTTCGCAAGCAACCTCTCGCCTGCTACTGCTCTAAATTTCAGAGCGCGAGTCAGGGCAACACCTGGGGCGCTCAGCGGGCGCGCGATCGTGCTTCGTGCGATCGATTCGATTAACGTCGGCTTGCGCGTGACTGCAATCCCGCCGGCATCCGTTTGAGCGGTTTTCAGTGCCTTGGTCAAGAGCCGCATATCACGGATATACTGCTCGCCGAATACCGCTGAGAGCTTCTCTGCTTCCTTGTTGACGAATTTGTCTAGCGAGTTCAAGTTCAGCCCGCTCGTCTCGCTCATGAACCTGCGGCGGATCTGATCGCCAATGGCCCGCCGATACTCTTCTTTGACTCCCGCCTGCCCTGCCAGTGAAACGATGCGTGACACGTCCTTTACGGAAAAGGCACTTGATAGTGCCTGCTCGGCGACGCGCTCCGGCGCCAAGTTCTGAATACGTCCTCTGAAAATCTGCTGCACATTGGCCTCGAAGTCCTCGAAGCGCTTAATGTTCTTGGTAACGACTTTCTCGAACTCGCCGAGCTGGCGGATCTGGGCGCCTCCCGGAAATAGAGCGTCGATCGCGTCACCGTTTTGCTCGATGAATCGCCGATGTAGCGCGGCTTGCGGGATACCGTCTCGCACAACTTCGTTGCGGTACGTCGCGAGCATCGCGCCTTGCAACGTAGGAACCCCTGCCGGATGAGACGAAAACACGTTCACCAAATGCCTAATCGCTTCCGGGTTGCCGGAGCCGATCGTGCGACCTACGACCTCCGGATCGGTGATTGCGTATTGCCCTTCGGACTTGCGCAGCAATCCACCGACCAGCCCTTTGTCGAAGAGATTGGCACGAGTCGCAGTCAGGGCCTCGGCTGCTTCGATCTCGGCGAGGAGCTCGGGGTCCGTGGCTTTCAGGTAATCGTTGCGCTGAGTCACCAGCGCATCGCGCATCACCGAGATATCACGACCGGACGGATCGGTTGCGACCTTGCCTTGCAGCGCGATCCGCTCCCTCTTTCGTAGGCTGCTGAGCAGCACTTGAACCTGATGTAGATCGGCTCGTACCGGCCCCTCCGGGGCGACCAATACGTCGAAGCCCTGGAGCAACGCGCGATCATCCGGCGACAGTTCGGCCCCCGCGTCCGGTAGCAGCTTCTTGAAAATCAACTGCCGCTTGCCGGATTCAGTCGCCGGGTCAAGTGCCTCGTGAGCTGCTGCCTGGAATCGGCGTAACTGCGTCTGCAGCTCTCCGGACACAGGAACCTTATAGCTAGAAAGCTGTGTTTCTGGATCAAACCCGTACCCACGTCGCACGCCATCCCAAGCCGAGTCCTCGAACTTCTTGACGGCCGTGCGCGCCTCTTCGGCGACCTGGCGAAGCTGTTTGCCTACTTGCTGCGATTGAGCGCGTGGAAGGGCGCTGGTGAGCTTCTCGAGCTCGACGACTTGCTGCTTTACGCCTGCATCGAGCGCATCGACGCGAGGCTGAATCTGTCCCTTGGCCTCCTGCTGAATCGATCGTCCGACTGCCGTATTGGGACCGCCGCCAGTCGGGTTGACCTGTGAGAAGAAGGTCTCTAGCGCCGTCTCGTTTTGGCGCAACTGCGAGCGCGCAGCGACGCCCGTTTCACGACTCCCCAGAATCCTAGGCTGCTCGCCGAGCAAGAGAGGGTCATCCGACATTTGGCCGGTGAACGGCTGGAATCTCTGGCCGGTCCGCTTGGATATTTCATCCGCTACGGCCTGGTTGGCTTCGGATCGCAGAAGAACGCTTTCGGCCTCTCTCCCCGTGAGCGGTGGGGGGCGAAAGAACTTACGGACCCCCTGAGCACCGCGCGCGAGGACGTTGCCTGCCACCGCGCTAACCCCCTCAATGGCCCCCGCTCCCAATGCGCCCTGGGTCGCTTCAAGCGCGCTCTCGTCGCGTACGCCAAGCGCATTGCCTATCCCGCGCCTAAGCCCCTCGCCCGCAGCGCCGCCCGCTGCAGCGCCTACAGGGCCTCCCAGAGCGCCCACAGTGGCACCGCCTGCCGTTAGAGCCGGGCCGACCATATCCGCAAAGTCTCGTGGTGAGAACAGGGCCTCGTCCACCAAAGTGAACCGCTTGGTTTTGGGGTTGAGATACTCGAGTTCTCCGCTCTGTGGCCCGACCCGAACCTTGACCGGTTCGCCGAAGTGCTTGGTGAGAAGTGGTTCTAGATCATTGGCCTGTAACGCCTGGTTCTGAGCGAATCCTGACTTTAGGCGGCCGACCGGAGAGCCAGTAGAGATATCGACACCGGTTTCCGCTGTAGCCAGGTCCTCCTTCGAGACGATCGGCGGCTTTGCGATGATGGGCTGATAGCGTGACGGCTTGGTCTCATGCTGCTTTGGCAACGTGAACGGTGAGGTGTCAACACCCGCCGCAGCCTCGGCCCGCAATGCTTCAAGACGCTGCCGCGCAGGGGTTTGTTGCGCGCGAAGCTGCTCGAGCATCTCCCTAGCGTTGCGCGCCATTTAGCAACCTCTTGAGTTCAGCTTGTTCAGCCGGAGTCAACGTATCGAATCCTTCCAGTTCTTCGGCCTGGCCTGGAGGCTTTCCGATACCACCGTCCTTGAAGAATGCATTGAACCCACTGAGCGATTGGTCCAGCTCGCCGAACGCCCTGTCCTGAACGTCTTGCGGAATATCCTTGATCCTGGCCGTGCTGCGCAGCCTCTTGTCGATTCGGCCGACGAATTGCTGAATCGTTCTCGCGAACGCCTGCGGATCTGCCGTGGACCCAGCGATCTGATCGATATACGCCTGAATATCCTTGTCTGTCGGGCGTGCTCCTTGATCGGCTACGGCCGCAGCAAAAGCAATACCGTAGATGCCGGACCGAAACGCCTGGCTCTCGATCGCGGCATTGCGCATCGAGCCGGAAAAGCCTTCAAAGGTAAACAGGTCCAAGTCTCGATCCGCATCGACATCCTTGCCGAGCATCTGCCCTAGAGATCCTACGGTCCGAATGAACTCGTTCCCTATTCGCAGGATAGTGCCGGGAGCGCCGAGCGCCTCAGGATTGGTGCGTGCAATCTCCAAAAGCGGAGTCGCCGCCGAGATAGCTGATACTCCGCCGGATACCGCGTCCTGGAACTTCTGCACGTCCTCGCCTTGCTGCGAACGAGTGCGTGGATCAAACCCGCCCGGACCGCCGGTTTCTTGGCGCTGAATGGGCGTCGTAAGATCACCACTCGCGAGCGGCGTGCGACGACCGAAAGCGTCCTGTGCGAATAGCTGATTCGTACCCTTGTCACGGAAAACCTCAATTTCCTTTCCATTGACGACCCGCTGACCGACTCGCTCGATATCAGGCTCTGCCGGCATACTAGCTATCAGCTCGCTGCCCCTAAAACGACCGCCACCAGGGGTTAGGCTAAACTCCTCAGGCGGAGTGAACTTCTGCGCAATCATCGCACTCTGCAAGCCCTTGATCGTCTCCGGCGGAGCGCCGCGAAGTAGGGCCGCGAGCTGGCTCTGCTCGTCGCTCATGCGCCGCGGTACTTCGTTGGGCACGATGTTCCCGGTTCTTGGATCTGCTAGCCCTATCTGTCCTGGCTGCGGAATTCCTAGCGCTTGCGAGAGCGCTTGCCGCTGAGCGTCGGTTTCGGTTTTCTGCGCCTTCTCTTCTCGTTTTGCGAGTAGGGCTGCGAGAATAGGACGTGCTGCAATCGCAAGGGACTCTGCGACCGACTTCGAGCCACGGCCACTCTGAACGCCCGCCATGAGCTGTTGAACGATGGCCGATCGCGTCGGCGACGGAGTGAGAGAACCGCCGCGCAGAATCTCACCAAGTCGGCCATAACCGGCAGGATTATTCACTGGCATTGCAACGCTCCATAATCAACAGCGAGATACCCATTTCTGACAGTCACGAATTTGGGATCAACCTCGTCTGCCATGACTCCCATCGAATAGCCCTCCAGTCCTAGAGGCTTTGCTTTCTTGTTCCAGCGGAAGAGATAGACGTTGTTGTCTCGGTACTTACCTACCTTCACGACTTGATCCTTCAAGCGTCTGTCAGACGCAGAAGCAGCACCGATAGCCGCAGTACCTAGAAGGCCAGCAAGGTCTGCAGTTCCACCCTTCTTTGAAGCAGCATTACCTGACTGTGTGTTGAACACATTCTGCAACGCCTGTTGTTGTAACCCGAACGCATCGGTCGTGTTGATCTGTCCTGGGTTGAAGAAGTTCTGCAGTTGAGGTTGCGAGACTTGCTGCAGGCCAAGTAGAGCGGCAAGCTCGTTGAACTGCGTTCCTCTAGACGCGGCGGTCTCGTTGAACAGTTGCGTCCGCCCCGCGTTGTTCTGTGCTATCTGAGCCAACTGATTCTGTAGCGCCTGCTGCTGCAGCCCGAAGTTCTGGGATTGCGTGTTCTGTTGCAGCAATGCGTTTTGGATCTGCGAATCACGGATAGACTGCTGGTTGGCGAAGCCCTGCTGTCTCGCCTGGTTGGCAAACTGAGAACTCTGCAAGTTGGCATCGAGCTCTGAAAGTGCGGCGTTCTGATTGAAGTTGGCTCCGGCCAGTGCTGCGTTGTTACCGAACTCTGCTCCTTGCAGGTTCGCTCCTAACTGCTGCAGTTGAGACTGATTTCCAAACCCCGCTCGCGAAAGTTCCGCATTGAACCGGTCCATCGCTGCTTGATTCGCAAACCCTGCTTGCGCCTGATTGATCCCGAATTGGCTAAGAGCCGCATTGTTCGCGAAGTTGCCGGCATTCAGCGCTGCGGTGTTCGCGAAGTTGCCGGCGTTAAGTGCAGCATCGTTTGAGAACTGCCCTCGCTGCTGGTCTACCCCAAACTGATTAAGAGCGGCGTTGTTACCGAATCCCGCTTCTTGCAACAGAGCTTGATTGCCAAAATCTAGACCTGCTAGCTGATTATTGAACTGCTGCTGCGACGCCTGATTGGCAAATTGCCCTTGCGTCAGTCCTGCACCGAATCTAGACAGCGCTTCATTGACCCCCTGGCCTCGCAACGATAGTTGATCTGCGAGCGACCGCGAGGCTTCCTGACCTCCGAAAATGACGGCATCGCGCGCTAGGTTCTCGAACGTCTCGCCCTTGCGCTGATTGAACGTCCCGAACTCGCTCCCAAACCCCTGCCCTCCTGACTGCAATCCCTGGTTAGCAAGCGTCTGCCGTAGACGATCCTCGTCCTTGTTGAACTGTTCGTTCAGAAATCCAGACGAACGATCGAATAGAGCGCGTGATACATCACCGCGAAACATCTCTGCGTTCTGCGGTAGAGCCGAAACCCCTGACAAGTCGAGGCCCGATATAGCTTTCTGGATATCCGGCTGGTTCACCGACGAAGCTAGATCGATTTGTCTCTGAAGCTGTACTCCAGGGATATTGCGCTGTAAGTCAACATTGCCCTGTAGATTCACACCGCTCTGCAAGTTCACGCCAGGAATGTTCGATTGAAGATTACCGAGTCCCTGAACGCTCGTTTGAAGATTGGCGCCAGGAACCGAAGTTGTGAGGTTCGGAGATCGAGCCAATCCCAAGAACGGCGCAGATTCTATAAGCCCAGGAGCCTGCAGCGCCGAAGCGTTCGGGGCCTGTAGAGTCGGGGGTGTTGGGAGCCGAGAATTTCCGAGCAACGCCAGGCCAGGAATCTGTTGCGAGACCCCGGTCGATCCTGGAATGCCAAAGCCGGCGAACGGATCGCCCTGCGGTAACTGTCCCTGTCGTTGTAGAGCCTGATTCAGCGTGCTTTGATCGGACGAGATTTGAGAATCTAGAAGCTGCTGAATTCGCGGGTCGAGAGAAAGCGTCGCGGTGTTGTTGTTAGGGCCTGAAAACTGCAGCGAGCCGTACGGAGTGTTTTGATTGATCCGGTTGGCCTGAGCCTCCGCACTAATGATGTCGTACGGATTAGGCGCTGGCGGCGGTGTCGGTTGACGTTTTGAGCCCACTTAGGTATCTCTCCATAAAATCTACGCGAGTCAATCCATAGCTCATGACGGCCTCTAAATTATTAGCCGCATGCGCGTGTGTGCCTTCGTGCTGAAACCCCAACCCAATAGCAAGTTTTCTTGCAATACGATTCGATTTCTTGACTAGCAGCGTCACTCGTTGCGTTTTTAGCTGCACGAATGGGTAACTCAGAATCCAAGTGACTACTTGCCGAGTAGCCCATCTGGGATTATCAGAGGCAAACGATAGTTCGATGTCGCACGGAATTCGCTTCGACCCTACTGGAAATTCTTTGTAGTTATTGAACGCTGCAACTGCGACTAGACGGTTATCTCGCATCACGCCAAGGCAACGACAATCGCCCAAAGCAGCATTGAGCCTTTGCTCAACCCAGGCTTTCAAAAACAGGTTTTGTTCGGGAGTCGGAAAAACAATCAATGCACGTCACTCATTTCGTACAGGTAGTCGATGCTGTGCCACACCGGAGTGAAGCCCTTGACGCTGCCCCTGGAAAAATACTGCACGGCCTGCCCCGATCCAGTGCCGGTGAACCATTCGTCCTTTGTCTGCGGGGCTTGCGACCACTCAGACGTATCCCACGGAGAGGTATTCCAAGGCGTTCCTAGCGCCTGCGTCGTCATGCTCTGCATGAACTCAGGCCCTTGGTAGTCGTAGCCGATCCCGGTGGACTCGGTGAGAGCCCCTTCCCCGCTGATGACGGATCGGTATTCCAAGATGTTCTTTTCGTGATGCGATCCCAATCGGTCTGGAGCGGTCGCCATCTCCCAGGAGATCGCAGTACCGTTGTCACTCGTTCCACCGTACCTGTTCACATTCCCCGAAATGTCGCCGAAGTACAGTTCGCCCTTGAACAGCTCCCATCGCGTAGCGTTCAGATCCTTGAACAGACAGTGCCCGCCGCTGCTCAAGTTCGTGACGTGCTGATACATCGCTGACTCGCTTTGCGGAACGTTGATGATCTTCAATCCCCGATTAGGAACGAACAGCACTTGCCAGCGAGGCAATCCGCCCTTCTGCTTCACCGACTGTTTCGCGGCTCCGGATAGTTTTGTAGGAGGCGTCAGTCCCTGATTCTCGAAGTCACGCGGGAACACGTTGTAGTCGAAATCCGTCACCGCATGAATCTGGCCTGCGAACTGCACGGAGGTAATGATCTTCCCTACCGAATAACGACCGACCAGTGCCCAAGTGGTTAATCCGCCGCCCGGATCATCCCCCTGGTAAACAATCACTTCTCCGGAATCGAGAAAGAGCACAAAGAAGTCATCCGGTCCGCTACCGCCATCGATCGTCCAGGACTTGATGTCGATGACGTTTCCGCCGGTTCCAGAAACCCGATCGATCGGGAACCGCGTTACTGTTCCGCCCAATGCATTGACCGCCGAGTACCAGAACTCAGGCTCAGTACCGGTCGCGAAATAGGATCGTGATTTGTAGACGTGAATGACCTTGAACTTTTCGGGCGATGGAGTCCCCTGCAACGTCAGGTTAGAAATCTCTATGCCGCCCGGAGCAAAGCTCAGTTGCACCGGATCATCACCCCCGTTGACGAGTCCCATGCGGCCGTTCATGACTGCTGAGTTCCAGTCGTCGCGAAAGAACCCCGTTTTGATACTCGACGCAGTTCCGGTCGTGATGTCGTACAGAGCCTTACTTGACGCGGCGATGAATCGCGGTCCAAACGGCGTATCGAACGTTTTCAGGAAATCGACATGAGCGCTTCCCGTCTCACAGAATTGCGAATACCCGTCTCGTAACCGCACGCCGTTGGTATCGGGAATGAGGTTCGTTAGAAGCGCAGCATCGCCCTTGGGCATCTCGGCTAGCGGGTCGAGAGTATTCCACCCGCCCGTAGGCGCCGGAGATGACTTAAGCTCCGCGCTCCCATTCCTATCGACTGCCATCAGCCGAATCCAGTCTCGGGGATATTGGCGAACGGCCTGATATCCTCTGACGGCCCCAGGATGCTCAGCGTGGCGAGATCGCCGTCTCTGGCAATGGCCTTGTCGCGCTCAACGACGTACTCGCCATACTCCTCCTGGTAGGGCCTGCGCTGCGAATGCAGCCAACGCCATTTCAGGCCGAGCTCGTAAACAAAGTCATCTAGCAGCAACACGTCGTTGTCAGCCAACCACTTCACCTGCCGCTCTCCACCGTTCGCTCGACACCAGGCTTTCGAGATGTAGAAGAACGAAACGCTTTCAGCCGAAGTCGGAATAGGATCGATGAAATATCGGTTCTGATTGCCATCGGCACGGATCTGAAACCGATCGTTGACTGTGAGCGTACCCACTCCCGACTTGTTGGCCTGCCAGTGCTGAACGGAGATAGGCCCAGCCATCCTGCGTTGCTGGCTGACGTTCCAGTGAGTATTGTCGATGAACCGATCGAAATCGGTTGGCAAAGCGTAGCTCTCTGCTGACGACGCCGTGCTTAGCACGTTTCTCTTGAGCAGAATCGTCCAGTTCTTCTTGGCGAGCGTGCGACCTTCACGCTGCCCTAGCCCCAAGATCCGTCGAGCGGTGTTTGAGCCATTACCGACAACGGTATCGAGTTCCTGATAACCGCTCTCGGTCAGAACGTTGTTGACGATATCCTTGAGCGTTGCCATTTACGCGGTCTGTCTCCGAGCGGGTTTATCGACCTGCTTTCTCAGCGATTCGATTTCAGACCGAAGCTCTGAGATCAACCCGTCCTTCTCCTTGAGCACATCGACCTGTGCCTTCAATGAATTGATCTGATCTCGCAACTCACCGACAAACCCAGTTCTAGCTCGTGCCTCTATAAAGTCGCGCGCCTTGTACTTCAGATTGATGAGCTTCGACTTTTGTAGCCGCTCATCAGCGGTCTCCACCAACTGTTCCAGCGTGAAGATCCGCTCTGCCTTACAGGCAGAAACATCAGCCGGAGTCGCGAAGGCACACAGCGCAATAGGAGTGCCGTCCAACGGCATTTCCTCGCCCTTCTTGAAAGCCTCGTACCGAGGCGCGAAACGAACGATATCTTCCGGAATGACCTTCCGGACGACCTCGGAATTCTTGCCCATCCAAATCCGGATCATCTCGACGTTCTTGAAAGTCCCGTCTTTCTGCTTCTCTGACGCCCACTCGAATGTAACGAGCAGCGCCTTGTCAGGATTGCCCTGACTCATAGCGCGGTGCGCTTCGTAGTCAAAACCTTCGCTCATGCTGTCCTCCTATCTGATAACAGTTCTCTCATATCAAGTCTGTCGTTAACTTCGTCACTCATAGCGTGCCACTCGCCGGCGTAGTCACACTTCGCGTAATGACTAAAACACGGAGCGCCAATCGTGAAGTGAACATTCTTGGCTTCTGCGTTGAACTGGTATTCCCCACAGAGCCAATTCCACTCCAGCGACAACGAGCCAATCTCTTCGTCCCTGAGCCATTGAAACCGGTGCAAGACGCTCCCAGGAGACTCCTGGGCAAACTCCCGATTTACGATCCTGTTACTTGGATGACCGCAGTTCCAAAGAATCAGGCTGCTGTGATTCTTCTTCGGATAGTCAGCGTTATCGCACTCCATCGGAGTCCCGATCAGCTTCCGGCGGTACTTCGTGTGGTAATCATGCTCGACCACCATCACCGCCTTGGAGTCGTCACGAAGATTCCACAGCTTCGCGAGATCGTCTCTAAGAAGCATGTCGGAATCCATATAGAGAGCCCATCCCTGGTAGTCCATCAGCTCTGGCACCAAGAACCGCGAGTAGATGAAGCTATTGGTTCCGTCTCTCTGCCCGTCGAAGTCTCTGAGCATCTGCGAAGCCAATGGGATGATCGCGACTGGAACGCTCGTCCGATTGATGATCGACTGCTCAAGAACGTGAAATGTTATCGACTCCCTAACGTCGTAACCAATAGCCACGACTAGCATGTTCACGCAGCTTCACCAGGCGCGAACTTCCACGCCTGAGCCTCAGGGACTTCCCAAGCGTTCGGTCTCGGAACTTCGTTCATGTTGATCTGAACGAGCTTCACGAGATACCCGCCCTTGGTCTTATCCGCTTTCGGTAGGACGGTGTACGGAAGCTGAATCTCTCCCATGAGACTCTGAGCGCCGATACCCGCGTCTGTACAGCCGAAGTAGTAGTCGTCGATGAAAATGACGCCCGATGGCTTCATGATCTCGAGGATTTTCAGAAGATCGTTCTTGATCGTTCCCTTGGAATGCCCACCGTCGATGAGCGCCATGTCCACGAACGGTTTCTTCCCCGTGACGTAGTACGGCAACGTCTCTCGGGTATTGCCCTTGATGAGCTCCGCAGTGAAATCCCGAAGCACGGTCTGGGCTTCCAGGAACGTGACCCGTTTCTTGACGTTGTTCTCGCATTCATCGAGAACTTCGTCTCCGTCCTCCCACAGATCAAACCCGATGTAGCTCTTGGCCCCCTGCTTCAACATCCGCACTGCGTTTTGCGCATTCCAAGTCCCGGTCTCCAGAATCGTTTCCGGTTTGTGCGTCTCGATCCAATCATGAATTTGCTGAAATCTCACTGGCTCCTCCAGATTTGTCGCTAACCAACTGAAACAAACGGTCAGTCGATTCGTCTATCCAAAAACAAACAGCCCCTCTCTCCGATCCGCACATAGCGCATTTATCGCAACTTCTAAATGCGGCGAAGCAATCAGGGCACAGTCTGATTGACATCTCGCTAACCGTTAACTGCATTCGCTCCTCCTAGTCGATACAGCTCCAACTTGAGCGGCCCTTTGTAGTGAGCCATGTACGGCCCAAAGGGAGACTCCACCATCACATTGTCAAACCCCTTCCCATCCGGAGTTAGGTCTCGACCCATGCCTTGACGCGCCGCGTCGAACGCATGGCAATCGGTCCATCCTGGCAAATCAAGGATCTTTCCGTCCGTGTACATCGAGCGATAGCGCGAGATGAACTCCGCGAACTCGGGGTGCTTCGGGTTGAAGCCAACCAATCCGGTTTCGGTGTACGTGTCACGCCCCAAGAACGTCACGAGCTCATGTTGCTCCAAGAGCTCCTCAGGAACTCGGCGGAAGATCGCGACATCGGCATCGATCCACCAGAACGGCTCACCCTCTGCCGCCGCGTCGAGCTGCGCGAAAACCTTGTGGCAAAACCGCTTCGCGTCCCACAAGAACCCCCTACGATCTGGAATCTCTCGCGCCAAGAACGCGGAGCGTTCCGGAGAATTGAGAGGCCGGCACTCGACCCCCGTCCCATCGAGCGCCGGAGGAGCCGAGCTCTCGAAGTAAACTCGGATCGGGCCCGGCCATAGTTGACTCATGCGCAAAACGCAATCTCGGGCGAACGCCTTGAACGTGTCGGGGTGAAACGTTGTTATAGCGAGCACTCAGGAGCCCCCTCTTTGTAGCGCTCCCGGACGATCGTCTGAATCATCCCCTTGCCGTATCCCCTGACCTGAAACGGATCGTCGTTCTTCCACATGCTCTTTAGGAGCGTTTGGAACTCCGTGGCTTGAGCAGCCATGGCACGATCCGCTCTGAACTCTTTACCGGCGACGTAGACGCTAATCGCCTTATCTCGGCCCTTTTCATCCTTACCGTCGCAAAGCTCACCGTTGATCTTTCTCAAGTTCGGCGGCTTCTTCGGATCTGTCGCTGACAAACACGAGTCGTAGCCGTACAGATGGAACTTGCGAAAGCCCATCGCGTAAGCCAGAACGATCGTCCGAAGCCCCGACGTCGAGCCGCCGGGAATCATGTAGTGGCGAAAGACGGGCGATCCTTCTTCCTGCGCCCACTTCATCAAGTTATCGGTCAGCAAGTGCCAGATGATGACCTGCTCGCCCCGAGCGATCAGCATGTCGAATAGCGTCGGATGGCACTGTGACGCGATAAAGTATTTACACTCCGCCGCTTTCTCCAAGAAGTTCTCGCGGTGGATTCTCTCCAACGGATCAACCGCCACTCCGAAGTGCGGCCGAATGTCGTTCTTAACCAAAAAATCATGTCCGCCCTTGATGCCGAAGAACATGAACTTCGGATCACGGCGCTTCTTGGCAAGGTTCTTGATCTCGTCTTTGACGGACGGACCAGACCCTACCAATACGGCTTCCAAGTTGTGACGAGTAGGCGTCGGAGTGAAGAACTTCAACCCAAGCCCAGAGCAGTACTTCACATGCTCCCGAATCGTCGGGAAGTCTGCTACGCAACGAGCGAGCACGACCAATGGCGCAAGATTCTGTGGAATCAAAAGAGGCTCCTCCTCCAAAAAGAAAGGGGGCCATTTCTGGCCCCCAAAACCGAGACTACTGAAACGCGAACTAGGCCAACTGATTGCGATCGAGCGCGATGTTGCGCCAAATCGCCGGAGGCGCTGAGAGCGACGCCGCGACGGATGCGAGAATCCAGAGATTTTGTAGAGCCTTCCCCGAAGTCACCGCATCGTCAACTTGTCCGCCGCTACCCAAGAGATACAGAGGTACTCCAGTCTCTGCCGTGTTGCAGAGAATCCGGCCCTCCTTCTCGCACTCCGTATGCACCCATCCGTAGCTGTCTTTGGCGATCGACGTTTGCGCCACCGCGAAGAGTCGCGTTGACACATTGGTCAAAGAAGCCGGGAAGGCAACCACGGACGCCGATGCCGCGGCACTCGAAGGCGAATAGACCACCAACGAGTATTGCGGAATCGCCGAACCAGCCTTGACGAGCACGGCCACACCATTCTTGGTGCGAACCGGAGCGCCCTGCTGATGCGGCAATTCCCCCGCGGACGTGTACACGTTGTCCAAGTCCACCCCCAAGAGCCCCAATGCTGAGTCAGTCATTGTCGTCTCCTTAAGTGTGGATGACGCCCTGAAGGCCGGCGTTACTCATCGTGAGATTGCCTGCCCACAGAAGCGGAACTACGGTAGCGTCTTGGTTCAAAGACATACGCTCCTCAGCCGGGACCATGTTGGTCTTGCTGTGTACCGACCAATAAATATATTCGGTATTAAGCATATAAAGTCTTGTTGCCGAGATGCCGCCGCCCCAATCGATCGCCGATCCCGTCGCCTGACCTCCATCGAGCACGACCGGCACGCCGCGAAAGTCGAGTTCTGAAAAACCCTTGCTCCCGCTGCCCGCTTGCGTCACCCGTTGGATGCTCTGCATGTCCGACCAAAAGAGGTCATACAGAGTAGCGCCCGCCACGATAAGGTCCGGCTTATCCACCCCGCGTGAGCACGCAGACCAGAGAGTCCGCATGTCCGCCGCGAGCTCGGACGTGTTATCCGTGGACGTGATCGTGACCGTTTGATTCTGGAAGAACGCGAAGTTCGCACGGTTGATCCCGCCCACAGTTCCGGTCGAGGGCGCATCAGCAACCTGGGACTGCAACCCAGTGATCTGCTTGCCGCCGCTTCCCGACCCGTCCGAGTAGATGCCGATCGATATCTGGTTGCGCATCGTCCGCTCGGCATTCTTAATCCGGCCTGCAACGAGCTTGATGCTCGCCGCGTCACCGCTGTTTTGAATTCGAGCTTCGAGACCAGACCACGAAACGTTAACTGCTGCTTGCTTCCAATCGTACTCTGCGGCAGAAAAAACGTCTGAGGGCGAAATATTCAGGCTCTCATAGCCCGAATAGTACATAAACGTCGAATTTTCCTGAATCCGTATATTTTCAGATACGGGAGGACTATACCTTCACCCTATGTCAAGGGTGCAGCCATTGTAGTCTCTGAGCCAGACACGTGACTGACGTAATCATTCAAGCGTTGCTGCTTACGCAGTACGCTAAACCCAAACCCTCTGTCGATGTACTGACGGATATTTGGATGAATGATCCACATTGACTTATACCCGGCCTTTCTGCCTTCGGTGATCGCTCCAACAGAAACATTGTGCTTCTGCAGAATGGAGGCCACGTCTTGCACAAGACCAAGATTGCCATTGCTAAAACCGATCTGCCAACGCGGAAGTCCACTGCCACCCGTTGTTCTGGTGCAATGCCCGTCCGTGTCCATCAGACCCGCTATCAACTCTTTCTGTACCGAAGCCTCTGCTGAAAAATAGTACTTAGGGATTTCCTTCCTCATCGCAGTATTAACTGCGAAGAAGTCGAAGATGTCCCTACGGTGAGCGCAGAAGTTCCAGTGCGGCGTTCCGGATTTGAGAGTGCGCCTTACGAACGCGTAACTCTTGCCGAACACGTCTGCTATCTGTTCATGAGCCTTTTCAAGAGACTCCAAGTCAGAAGAAACAAATACCACATCGTTCTTGTAGTACGTTCTTCCGTTGCTCGACGACTTGAACGGATATGAAGTTAGACAGCCATCACCCAGAAAAAAACCAATGGTATAAGCTAACCTGTCAAACACATGTCTTTGGCTGCTGATTGCCCAATCTTCCACAGTTTCACCCTTTGGTCTTGGAAGCTCTAAGGGGTTTCCAGCAAATTATGCTGATTCTCTAGCAGATCGCGCCGCTAGAGGCCGAAATCACACAGCGTATTCGAGTTCACGTACTATCGTCCGCCCACCCGTCACCGTATCGAGATTGCCGCGGGCCATGACCCGCGAAAGCAATGCGTTCGACTTGGAAACGTTGTCGGACAACTGCCCTTGACGCTTGCGAAGAGTCGTTGTAACAAGCTCCGAAAGATTCGGACTTGCCATTTACTTTGCTCCTATTGCATTGATGAAAGTTCTTCCTGCAAAGCGCTGGCCCATCCTTTGAACTCGGTTTTCTGCTTTCCTTTGTCCGTATCGGATGACGGTAGAGTTTCGGCGGCTTTGGCACTCTTCAATTTCTCGAGTCGTTCCTTTTCCGCTTTGGCTAACCGTTCCTTCTCTCGTTCTTTCTCGGCCGCAGCGTGTGCGGTTTCGCGAGCGACTTGCGCCGACTTCTCCATCTCCTGTCGATATTCCGGTACCGCCCAGACGGCCTCTTTGTAGGAGTCCTCTAGCGATTTGCCGGCATCGACGATCGGAGCCATCAGCGTTCGTACACGATCGAAATACGGGTACTTGGGATTGCCTTTCTCGTCTTTCGCGTCTTTGAACTCGGTCACGCGAGTGACGAGCTGAGTCACATTGGCTTGGGATGCACCCTGCTGCATGCTCGCGAGAGTTCGTTCGGTGTTAGCCAAACGGTCCGTGAGCGCCCTTTGGGCCGGATCGGTCGTGTCCTCCACAAGTCCTAGCTGTTCGGCTGTGAGCTTGTTCGCTTGGATGAGTGTCTTGATTAGCGACAAGGGATCGCGCTGAAAGGCGACGTAATACTGCAACGCCGTTGCTACAGCCGGTGCAAGATCAGTACCCGTTCGGCGAGCGATTTCATCGTAGGGCTTGAGCACATCATCGAGCCGTTCGTATCGCTTTCGGACATCCGCGACTTCTTGGGTTTTCTTCGTGTAGTCACCCTCGAACTCTTTGTGCCTGTCCAAAAGGAACTGCTGGCCCGTTTTATCCAGCGAGAGGAAATACGTCTTGACCTCTTCCGACCAACTGGCAAGCGGCTGTAGGGCATCCTTAGCGGACTCTTCACCCGACTTGTTCCCCGTTTCGACCTTGGCCTCGACCTTGGTCTCGATGGGGGTCTCGTGACCCTGTTGGGTCTCTTTCTTGGCTTCGGTTGCGTCGTCGGCTTTGACCTCTGCAGTCTCGTCCTTCTTCGCGGCGCCGTCGCCGTCTAAACTTTCTTGGAGAGCTTTCTGCCAGTCGATATCTACCGACGACTCTTCAACTGCTCCAAGCTCTCCATCAGGTTCCTGCATATCTGCTCCTCGTGCTTCTCGTCACTGATGAGGTTCGGATTGTCAGGCGACATGCCGCCGTGGCGGGTCATGTACGCCTTCTCGTTTCCGACCTCGACTAAATTGTTACGCTTCAAGAACTCGCGATGCTGTTTGCGCGACGTGATCCACTTGCCCTGCATGTCTCCCGTCACCGGCATGTAGGGATCGATATCGCCGATGACGTGATGCTTGGCGCGCGATGGATCTCCGTTCTTAGCGAGCCATCGCTCAAGTGGAAGGACGGTTTTCGTTTCCGCGTCGTACCTGTAACGCTTTCGCATCGGCTAACTGCCTCGCTTGAATCAGCTCTTGTTCGTGGACCTGTTGGTCCTGGATCATTTCCTGCGAATGGCGCTGCGCGTCCTGTGACATTTCTTGTTGCGACTTGCGAGCATCGAGCTCCATGCGCATCTGGATTTCTCTGAGGTTCGCTTGCATCTCCTGCATCCGAAGCTGCATCTCGGACTGCTGCTTTTGCAGATCCATCTGCGCTTTCTGAGCTTCAATCTGTAGCTGAGATTGAACCTTCTGCTGCTCGAGCTTCGCCTCGAATTCCATCCTCTGCTTTTCGGGGTCGGGCCTTTCCTCGGGCGGGGCGCGCTCGATCTGCTCGAGCATCTCTTCCATCTCACGACCCCACTTGAACTTGCGCAGGTACACCTTGAGCAACTGAATAGCCGCACGCTGATCGAGCGTGCCCTGCTGCACCATCGGAGCTAGGGTCGCTACATAGTTCGTGACGGCTTCCAGCGCCTTCGCCATATTCGCCTGCTCACGTTCTTGATCGGGAGCCACCGTCGAATCGGTCTCGATGTCGATCCGGTACTGGCGCTGCAGCTCGTCTTGCAAGAGCTGCCGGACTTCCGGAGGAATTTGAAGCCCGGTCATTCTCTGCAACGTGTCGGTCGAGAAGTGCTCGGCCATGACCTCCGCGGCAATCCTGAGCACGTCGCGGAAATACCGCTCCACTTCTTGCTTCGGATTCTGCTGGCGGCGGCTGGAGAACTGCGCCTTGATGACCTGTGAGCCCTTCGTCTCCCTGGGATCGGTCGAACCGCGTTCGATATCTGCGATGCCCGTGAGCTCGAAGATTTGCGAGATGATCTGCTCACGCTCTCGGAACAGAGCCGTGAGGACCTTGCCGACTTGCTCGATCGGCAACCAGTCTACGAGGCCATTGATACCACCAGCAGACTTGATCGCGTTCCAGTCCTCGACCGCGATCATCTCGTTTTCGTCGGACTCGAACAGCTTCTTGAGCGTGTCCTTTTCAGACCCAGCGTAGAGACCCGCGAGCTTCAAAGCCCGCATGAGCTTCGCGATCCGCTTGGTAATCAGATCAAGCTCGTTCGCCTGATGCTGGTAGAACGTAAAGAGCGGAATAGGCTGCAACGAATCGTTCGTGTCGATCGCGAGCAACGGAGGCGGCGTCGGATAGAACTTATCGAGCCTCAGAGGATCGGCGATCTCCTTGAGCCAGTTCTTCAGATTCCCCTTGACCGCGACACGGACCTTGCGATCGCGCGCGAACCAAACCTCGTGAACCTCGGCATGAGTTGCCTGGAATCCGTCGTCCTTGCCATCCTCGTTCCCGGTGCCGTCTACAGTGAGTTCAACACCCTTGGCCTTGCGACCTAATAGGCGCTTGAGCTGATCGCTATCTAGATACGAGATGTAATCGACCCAACCGCAATCCTTCCACCGCTTGACTTTCTGGTGGCGAAAGTTCTTCCACGGCCACCGATCGATATCGACATGCTCATCGACGACCTCTTCGACCTCGACCTCGATGAACGCAACGCCTTCATTGAACTTGACCTCCGCGGGGTCAAGCTCCTCGTCGTCGTGGAAGTATTGAAACCCAACAGGTACGCCATCCGGCCCCAACTGCTCGCGAGCCTCCACGGGAACGGCTTGTCTAACCCGTGCGTAGGTCGGAACGTATCGGACCTTGCATACCGTTCGTCCGGGGAGCAGGTAATCCAAAACGGACGCTTCGCCGAACTCGTAGAAATCCCCGTCGTCCAACACGAACTCAAGAGAGCGCTCGATGACCTTGGAGCCCTGCGCTCCGATCGGATCGTCGTCTTTGTAGCGCCGTGTGATGTCGGGAGTCGGAACCTGGGAGAAATAGCTCGGCAACAACACCGCCGTATTCGCCCAGAGAATGTTGAACGCGGGCTCAGTCGTGGGATCTCCTGCCTCGGTCTCAAGCCGATAGCGCTGCAGAACCTTGTCGGCACGCTTCTCCCATCGCTTGTGCTCTTTGTCGGCAACTTCGTATTGACGCCAGAACTCTTTAACTTCCATTATTTTTTAGTCAGCTCATCGGCCACATACCACTTGTGAACTTCTTTCATTCCATCGAATTTAATCCCCAATGCGTTAGTACTGACAATCTCAATAACTCCGCTTTTCCCTTTAGTCATCGAGTCATGATCCGATCCTTCCTTAACCGATACCCTATCTCCGACTCTTAATTCTTCGTTCTCCATGTGAGGCTTTCTTCGGAGAATCTCGCCCATCATTTTGTGATCCATAACATGAACCCTAAATAATTTCCGGCCCACGAGCGGGCGTTCGTCTATTCATGATCTCGTTGAACGTCGGAACTCTCACCGCTTCCTCTTGCCATGAACGCTTCTTTTTCGGACGATCTTTTTTGTACGGACGGCCCATGCAGGCGTAGCGTGTGCCATCGCCCGGATGATCCTCGCCTTTCTTGAGCACGTCCTCGGGATTCTTCTCATCGTGCGTCAACGTCGGGATGATCCTCAAAAAGTGACTGCAGGTATCGAACGACAACAACATTCCGTCCTTGATGCGTGCGTACATTTCCTGCCAGCCAGGAACACGCTCGTTATCGGCCTGCGTCCAATAGATACCGGCTTGTGCCATGCGTTCTGCAGGAGAGGGCCCTGAGTCTGATCGCCACATCGAAGGGTCTGCGACTTTGATATCTGCCTTCGCCCAATCGCGAAGCGCACGACCTACTTCGTACGCCGGCATCCGAATCCCTTTGTTGCCCTTCTCCCGTCCGTACCATTCGCGAACGAGGATCATGCATTCCTCTGGAAACGTGACCCACTCACCAGCCATGTTCTTGACGGGGTTGCCGTCAGAGACAACCCATTCTCCGATCCAAAACGGCTGTCTAAAGCCCCAGTCGCAGGACCACATGCGAGTCCAGTAGTCCGGCACCGCGAACGGACGAATGACGTTTTGCGGCGACCAACAATCGAAGAATGCTCCGGGAACCGTGTTCCAATCCCCGTCCCTGAGCTGCTTTCTCTGCCACTCCGGGAGATCGTCAAACTGATCCTCGTAACTCTCATCGAGGTATTGGTTATCCCGCATCGACGCCGGGATGAAGATCCGCGTGCGCTTGCGACCACTTCCAGTGGTGATCTCGAACATCGTCTCCGGAGGCGCTGGATCGATGAAGTTCTCTTTCAGCCAGTGATGCGACGGGCCTCCAGGGTTACTGCCCAACACGAATCTCGGAACTCTCGCAATGTAGGGAAGCATCGCCGGGTCTTGTAGTGCCATCGACTCCCACAAATTGCGCATCCTGCCCAAGCGAATGCGCGAACGGATATACGCGAGCAGCCCCGGCTCCATAAGAGCCGCTTCATCGGGGTAGGCCCCATGCAGCTCCCAGCCCTGAATGTCGTGCGCGTCTTTCTCAAGCTCCAAATGCTTGAAACGAATGTGCGACCCGTTCACGAACTCGACGCGCTTGCGAGTCTCGTTGTACTTACCGATGTGCGTCTTGAACGCCTGAGACAGAGCCGCTAACTCTTCTCGAATAAAGCTGATGTGATTCTCTTCGAGCTCCGGGTTAGTTCTGCGAAAAATGCCTGCAAAGAACCCCGGAAGATGCAAACAGAAGTCGATTGCGTCCCATCGCAACCCAAAACTGTTGTGCGTGGTGTTGTAGCCATCCGTAACGTACAGCCCATTCGGGTTGCTAACAGTTATGCAAATCCCGTAGTGGTCTCCGATTGGTTCAATACGATCAATACGTTTTCCAGGCCACGAAACTCCACCGTTGAACTCTCCAAGGACAACGGCACGTTCTCGCTTGCGCTCGAGCCTGAACAAATCCTCTAGATGATTTCCTTGTACAAATACAGTCCATGCCTCACGACATCGTTTCGGTCCACCAGGAGAATTTGTGCATAGGGGCTTCCTGGAGCTAACCTTCGCCATATAGCCGAGTGTGCGGACAAGATCAGCAACTTGCCTGGCTAACGTTTCGCTCGTAGAGGTATACGAGACCTCGCGCTTCTCGTCTCCGGCCGTTCCGTCAGAGTCGAACAATCCTTGGGCGAGAGCAATGCGAAATTCAACGCTGGCCGCTAGATAGCCCAGCGGGAAAGACTTCTCCCATGAGTATTTACCTAGTAGCCCAGAATTAGCCGCCCATCCATACAGCCACGATCGTTTGTCACTAAACTTGATGCTATTGAATCCGTCTTTGGGCCTAACCGAGCAAACCGGCTTAAGTTCTGAAAGACCCAAAGCATAGTCTCGGATTTCTGGGTCTGCTGTACCCAGAAAAATATCTCCATGTGTACCTGGAGTAGCGATACAACCATCGCCAATCAGTAGTCCATAAAGGTATGCACGATCTGGCTTGCTACGAGTCAACCCCGTAAATTGAAGCCGGTTGCCGATAGGGATAAGAAATCTTCGATTCTTCGACAGGGCGCTAGCGAGCCAGGATGTCGGCCTAACTCTGGCTCTCGTGATGTAATTTTGATTCCAAGTTCGCGGGTCTAATCCAGGATGGACCGGGTTCTCACCATTGCTGGACTTTTTTCGCGAATTGCACCGCGCCTCCCAGAAGGCCCAAAGATGCTCGTTTCCACATTCGACTGAGGAACCGTCCTCAAAATGCATCCGAGAGCACGGTAAGGTGCCGTTGTAATGAACCTGCAAGACCTCTTGAAATTGCCCGTCCGGATTCATGATCCGAGTTCCGGGAGTGACTTCGGAGATACTGAGCCAGCGACCGTCCCATCCTAGAACTTTAGAATCTTTAGCCCTGATCTCTTCTGGAACCTCAGACAGCTTAGCAAGAGCTTCCAGCGGTTGAATGTTTGGATACTTCTGAAAAATCCAATCAAAACAGTAGCTTACTCCTAGCTTACCGCCTCCGGCTTGTCCGCCGTAAAGAATCTCTCGAGCGACAGCCTGGTGTAGTACCTTTTGGCGCGGCTGCGGGACGTAGGGCAGCCTGATCGCGCTAGCCGACCCAGGCATCGACCGATGCGCCTAACGCTCCTGCTACTGCCGCGGAGGTGTAGGAATGTCTAAACCTCAGGACGTGATCCACTTGCACCGGGATCGTCGTCGTGAACGGAGCTGAGATACTGAACAGGTTGATGTACGCCGAGCCGTTGGGACCGATGTCTAGAGCTACTACGGTGGAGGCTGAACCTGATCCGAACGTGCCAAGCACCGTGATACGGGTATCTTGAACCATCACCGGAATACACAGTGTGCGCTCGTTGGCGTAACCAGCCGACACCGACGTGTTACCAGGGGTATCGCTGCGGCGAACGTGAACGTGATAGTTCGCGCTCACAGAACCGGCAGTCATCACTCTGATCGTCATGGTTTCACCTTTGCGAAAATCCAGTCCTGCTTGTATTGACCCACTTCCCTATAACCCTCACCCTTCAACCACTCGCGTGCGTCCACATCGTGACGACGAGCGCACTTCGGATCGAACTCGATCCCGACCACCGGGGAACAACGCGCAAGAGTTTCTCTGGCCCCGAGAAGTGCCGGATACTCATCCCCTTGGATGTCGAGATAGATCAAATCGGGATCAACCCGAAGCTCATCGATCGCGATCACCCGAACATCATCCCCAGGACGAGTCTGATCGTCTCCGCAGTTCCTTTTGTTCGTTTTGATCGCGCATAGTCCATGCTTAGCGCCCAATGCGCCTAAAGTCTGTTCGATCTGGAGTCCAGACAAATTGCGCGTCATCAGAGCGAAGTTCTCCTCTGACGGCTCGAAGGTGAGCACGCGGGAGAAGATCGTTTTCAAATACCGCGGCCAGACACCGACACATCCGCCGGCCTGAATTACTAGATCACGCTTGCTGCACTTCCTGACGGCGAGATCACAACCCGAAAACTCGTACGCAACTCGATGACACGTCTCGTCGCGACTAGGCCACCAGTCGCCGTTGACTTGTTTCACGCTACGTGTCTTGCCAATTCAACACTCTCAGCCCATCCGGCCGCCCTGAGATCAGAGGCCATCATTTCTTTAACGAGTGCGGCGAAGTCGTACTCCGGAACCCAACCCAATCGCTCACGAGCCTTTGACGCATCACCAGAAAGCTCGTCCACGTCCCAGGGACGCATGTCGGACGCGACGCTATATCGAGGGATGGGGAGGTTCTCGGTGAACTCCGAAGCCGCGCTTAAGAATTCAGCGACCGAATGACTCTCCCCCGTCGCGATTACGAAATCATCCGGCTCGTGTTGCAACATTAGGTGCATGGCCTTCACGTAGTCCGCCGCGTGGCCCCAATCCCTACGCGCTTGGATGTTCCCAAGAGTGAATGGCAGTCCACGAGCGACGTGGTAGCAAATCTTCCTCGTGACGAAATCCTTGCTTCTCAACGGGCTTTCGTGATTGAAAAGGATTCCGCAGGAAACTCTGACCCCGTGAGCTTTTCGGTAAACGCCGCAAAGGCTGTGCGCAGCCAGCTTTGCCACGGCATACGGACTTCGTGGCGCAAAAGGACTCGTCTCAGTAAGTCCCGTTCCGCCGCCGAACATTTCAGAGGTCGACGCTTGATAGAGGCGTATTCGCGTGCCTCGGATCGACTCCAGCAGCCTGGCGACGCCCAGGTGATTAACATCTGCCGTATAAACCGGGCTCTCGAAACTCTCCCCCACATGGCTCTGAGCCCCCAGGTTGTAGATTTCATCCGGCGCTATTTTTCCGATCGCTCTGCGGATCGACTCGTACTCGAGGAGTTCCATGGATACCGCCTCCACACCGGCAGGCAACACACCATGGCTAGAGCGGCGAGAACCGCCAAACACCTGATAGCCCAAACCCAATAAATGCTTAGAGAGGTAGTGTCCGTCCTGGCCTCCAATGCCCGTGATTAGCGCTCTCATACTTTCAAAACGTACTCGCCCGTCGCGCCACACTTGTGGCACGTGAATCGTATAGGGGCATGGCTAGATCGTTGGCGGGTTCGGGCCGAACAGATACGGCGCGTTCTGCGGTGTTGCTACCATCGTCACGCTGCGCTCGACGTATGGATAGCGTTCCATGAGCTTGCGTAGAACCGCATTGTTCGCCGTCATATTCGCAACAAGTGCTGTTGGTTCTTGCGCAACGTCTCAGCGATGATCTCGGAGAGCGTCCATTCGCGCCAAACGAACGCAGGACCGACTGCAACAGCAACGGCCGTGCCGAATAGAGCTTTGAATACGTCGCGACGGTTCATGTCGGTAGCGGAACTCGCCAAATCAAAACTCCAAAACTAACAACCAATGAGATCATTACGATCAAGAACACGCCAAACACCAAGAGAGGCCACCATTCCAACCATTTGCGCACGTTACTTGGCTCCTGCATCGATCGGCGTCAGACCGCGGCCTACGATGAAATTCCACGGGTTGAAGTCCGGATGCCCGCGAAACTCCTCCAGGCTCTTTTGGATCAAGTCCTCGGTCGGCCAACCTCCACCTAACCTTCGGAAGTTGTGCAGGTTCATCCCCGGAACGAAGGGACGCCTCTCGCCATCGGCCTTCACGAACTCGCAGCGCTTAAAGTCAGTCTCGATCCGGTATCTCTGATAAGCCGGTGCATCTCGGTCCGCACAATCGATCGACTGCTCGACCAAGTACGGAGCGTTCTCGATCACGTAGTAGGGCCTTCGGCACTCCGACACATGGCTCGGGAAATACCCCGCTTCCAGGTAGCGCTCAAAGAGTTTCCGAATCCCAGCATGAAGCTCAGGATTCGCCGCCCCGACATCATCCTCCCCAGGAATCTCAAAGAGCGCCCAGGAGCCTAACTTCAAAAGAGCGTTGAAGGCCCGCGCGGGATCATCGAAGTGATGCAGCACCGAAAAAGCCACCACCACATCGAAGTGCTCACTACGGGACAATGACTCCAAAACCTCGGCACTGACCTTCCTAGAGAGCACCACGGAACGGTCCATGACGTTGTTGGCCTGGAGCACCGGCCCGACCGTCTTGTCGTCCACGAGCACGCACACGCACTCGGGAAAGTCGTTCATCAGCCGAACATCGAAGTACCCGTAATTGCTTCCGATGTCCAACACCGAGAACGGCCGCTCGAACTTCGCACACAATGCCCGAATCGGCTCGTAGCGCTCCGCCGAAGGTCTCTGGAAAGCGTGATCGTAAACCTCACCCTTGACCCAGATCGGCTGATAGACCGCTAAAGGAACCCGCTTGGCGACGCTCATTAGCTTTCCGCTGCTAATTCGTACTCGTTCTCGCTCATGTTGAACGTCCAGGCAATCGCCTCTTTGCATCGGCTCATGCCGGGCGGGCAGATGATGTGATACGTCTTGAACGAACCGTCCGGCTCAGGTGTTTTGTTCAGGACTTCGGCGATTGTGTGCTGGTAGTCGCTCCAGAACATACCCTTCACGCCCCACAGCTTACCGACCGAATCCTCGTTGAGGAGAACGGCACCGACTTTCTCGATGAATTTCCCATGACCGTGACAACGAATATAGCCGTCGATCAACATCCGCCGAACCTCTGCGTTGCGCTCGTCCTTGATCCGCTTGATGGGCGTCCATTCTGGATGCTCAACGATCCAGCGCGGCACATGAGCGCCGTGAATGTAGAATTCCTCGCGTCCTGACGGCCAACGAAGCGCTGGACCGTCAGCACAGTGCAGCCGCCCGCGATCGTCATCGAACTTCATCATCTGCGGGCGCGCGACGAGCACGATGACTCGGTGCCGATAGAGAAACGCCCTTACGTCGTCATGCTTCCATTCGCACTTCGCCAACCAACGAAACATTTCCGGCGTTCCCGACAACCTCCAATGAATCGGTGGATGCTTGAATCCGTACTGCTCGACGTACCAACGGCTCACGGAGCGCTCGATCAACCTGCGATTCTCGTCCGTATAGTGGCCGTGCCCGCTGAACTCAGGAGACCCCGAGCCAGGAGTGAAACGCCGCAAATTGAACCAGTCACGATTCAATGCTGGCGAGGCAGTCGCCACGGTCTGCCACTGTTGATTTTGGAGCGCCTGCTGTAGCGACATGCCCAACTGATTCTGCCGCGCCGCTAACTGCGACTGCCACGACGACTCGATCGGCACGTCCGGTATCGGTCTGCGAATGTTCTTCACGCCAGCCCCCAAAAGGCTGCCGAGTGGATTGAGTTCGGTTGTCATCAGTCGAACACCGGCCGTTCTTTCGCCTCGGTCGTCGCGTCGTACTCGCGCTGTCGGCGAATCTCATAGACCTTGCCTTTCTTCAAGATCAATGGCGCGTGTTCCTCGTGGCGTAGGATCACGTCGTCGTTGCGCGAGACGATGCGTAGCGACGCCCCGCCGCGGTTCGCGAAGTCCTTGAGCTCCGCGTCGTCATGAGCGGTGAGCAACTCGACGGGAGCGCTCAGTCGGTGCGCGTGCCCAGTCACTTCGCCGTAAGCGAGTACTAGTCCGTCGATAGTGCGGCCTTTGGCATTGGCTACGCTTCGCTCGCTGTCATCCGTCACTTCGACCAGCAACACATCGCCCTGACGAATGACGTGCTTTGGCTCAATCGTTCTTTGAAAGAATCTCTTAATGTTCATTGGCTCCTCCAATGTTCAAAAACTCAAATCAAGAATTTCCGTCCAAAAGTAACCCCCGCACCGAAGAGGCATGAAACTTGCCCCCCTGCAACCCCACATACCCCATCCGGTTCAGCTCCTCGGCAATCCCGCGCATCGACCGAACACCACGCTCCTTGATTCCACTGACCACCGGAGCGAAATCAGCCTTCCGCGCCTCTAACTGTCTTGCCCTCGCTGCCCTCGCTTTCAGAGCCCTCTCGGGCGTCCCACGCGGAGGCACGACGTGATCCCACGGCTTTCCTCTCGCCAAGCGCGCCTTGATCGCCGCACGAGTCCGATCGGAGATCATTCTTGACTCCTGCTCCGCCACCGCGGCTAAAACGTGTAACGTGAACCGGTTCGCTTGGGGCATGTCACAGGCCATGATCTCAACCCCAGACTCCATCAGAGAAGCCAAGAAAGCGACGTTCCTCGACAACCTGTCCAACTTCGCGATCAACAACACCGCCTGCGCACTTCTACAATGCGCTAAAGCCCTGTCGAGCTCCGGCCGGTTGTCGTGCCGCCTCCCAGACTCGACCTCCACATACTCACCCAATACCGAGCCGGTGTACGCCCCTACCGCCGCACGCTGAGCCTCTAACCCCAACCCACTCACACCCTGCCTCTGCGTCGAAACACGGTAGTAGGCGACGTACTTGGCGCTCACTTCGCGGCCCTCCGCTTCTTCATGTACTCCCGCCGCCGCTCCCTCTCTCGACGCCTCGCAGCTAAATTCGCGCCACACGTCGGACAGGCTTCATTGTCATCCGATACCTTCGGACGCTTCGGAGTCACGGACTGCTTCAGCAGCGGTTGCCTCAAGACCTTGGGCTTCGGCGCCGCTCCAGGACACTTCGCCGCTAAGTGCCCCAGCTTCCTGCAACGGCTGCAATACACCTCACCCATAGCGTGAACGGTAACACGGTGCGTTACCGGTTACAACGTGAACGGTTACAAGACAACCAGCTTTTTACTTTTTTTGGTGCGAACGCGAGGGCAAGAGCATGCAGGTACTTGTTCCACCGCTAGGTTGGGCCCCTGCGGATCGGATTGGAATCAAACCGGCCCCGAATCGCTATCCAATGCCTACCCAGCCGCTCGGCTCTGTCATAGACCGCTACCATAGAGCACTACACATACCCTACAGACCGCGCCATTGCTAGTGCTCAAGGCTTCAAGCGCTTGGCAGCTCGAGCTCGTGTAGGCACCTGAATTAGCCTCAATACGGCTAATCCCTTGACCGTTCACAGCGTGGAGCACAGTGGCTGAGCGGTAAGAGATCGCATGCTACAGCCCTTGCGACACGCTCTTTCACTCATTGCGCCTGACAGGCAAGTACTTGATCGCCTTCCTAAGCATGATCCAGAGCACGAGCACCGTGAATATGCTCATGTCTGCGACCCAGAGCCCCCAGAGCCAGCCTCCTGGCCTCGGCAGGAACAATGAGCCTACGACCGCAAGGATCATGACCGTGATTAGCTTGCGAGAGTCTATCCCTCGCGCCATTGGCGCACAGTACGTTCTAGGGCCAGGGTAAGGAGCACGACCTCACGATCCCTTGCCATACCTGCTCTATAGGTATCGAAGATCCACGGTTCCTCGGCTGCTTCTGGGCAGTGGGCGAATAGAACGAGTACGGCGTCACACTTGATCGTTCCTGCCTCGATGTCGTGAGCTGCAGCGCGTAACAGGTCTACGGGCTTGACCTTGAGGTTGCTCGGAGTCTTGTCCAGGCGCTTAGACGCTAAGCGTTCGAGGTCGCTCATGATCTACCTACTCGGCCGGTAACGCAGGGATCTCGTCGCGCTCGATCCCGAGACTCACATGTCCCAACACGTTGAAAGTGTTCCCGGTGAACGTCCCGCGCGAGGAAGCCGGAGGAGCATATTCGGCTCTAGAGTCCTGATCGCGTTCTGTCAGCCAAGCCTGCGAGTGCCAGTCCGTTGATTCCTCGATCTTACCGATTCGTCGCCGAACCTTCACGGCCTTACCCGCCGCCATCGCCTTGGCGAATCGTGGGTTCTCGGCCTTCCAATCTGAGACCGTAGACTCATGCACCCCGGCAATCGCTGCAGCCTGTCTCTGAGTAGCCCCTTGGCTCACTTCCTGGATCACTAGCTGCTGCTCAACGGATAGCCCCTCGAAATCAATGAGCTTCATTGACTCGTCAGGCTTGCCGATGACGATCCAACCCTCTTTCTTAATCCGCCCGTGTATGGCCTGTCGTGTCGGCATACCGGGCCGCTGCTCGATGTGCGCCGGACTCTCCCCGGCTTCGTACAAAGCCCTAATCGCCGGCCAATCGAACCTGACGGGATAGCTCATGGGTCCACTGTAATGACCACCACGGGGCTGATGAAATGCTCCCCGGTCGAGTCCGCTACGATCCACATCGAATAATCATCCGCAGTGTTGAAAGCATTCGCCGTGAGGTTCTGCCCGTACACCCATCGAGCACTCGGGAACGTAAGCCCCTCGGTGCTCGAATACACCGTCGAGTTGCCGACAAAGAGTGTAGAGGCCGAGCGATAGAGATTAAACCCCCCGTTGCTCGAAGCCGAGGCTCTGAGAGCGATATTCTCAAAGTCGTTCATGTCGATCCCGGTCAGGATACGAATGGTGTATCCGTAGGACCCTTTGCGCGGATTGCTCACAGCGTGGATCTCGATATAACCCTGGAGGCCATGAGACTCGGCTGCTCGATTTCAGTGGCTGTGCGAGCCGATCGACTCAAAAACGGCCGGCCGAAATCGAAATCCACCGGGTCCTCAGTTACAGGCAATCCTCCGATTAGCCCCATGCGGTTCCATAACTGCTCCTCGGCCGTCTGCCCGAATCCGAATACAAGCTCCTGATGCTCGAATCCGAATCCTAGTAGGACTTGTAGACTAGCCAACGAACTGATCCCTTACTGCAGAAGCGGAGTTGTTGGAAATCGAGGCCGAAGCAATCACCGCCCCCGCGGAGCTGAATATCTCGATCTCGGACCCAGTTTGCGCGTGGCGATTGAAACTGCGGGCTCCCATCCAGTCTTGAAGCTGTCCGCGATTCACGCTAGTCCATTCCGGAGCGCTCGAAGGCTCGGTCCCCGCCACCCTCCAAACCGCCGGCCCAACAATCGCGCTGACATCCGCACTGGTCGCAACATCGTAGGAAGCGAGCACCCCACTCATGACCGCCGATACTATCGCAGAAATATCCGCAGACGTAGGCACGTCATAATTGGTCAACACCCCGACCATAACCGCACTCACCGCAGCACTCATAGCCGCAGAGGTCGGCACCCCGTAATTAGTCAACGCAGCGTTGACACCGACACTTATTAGGACCGAAACACCAGCGCTAGTCGGAACCCCATAGTTAGTGAGAACTCCTGCCCCCACGGCACTCATGGCCGCTGACATCGCGGCAGAAGTAGGAACCCCGAAGTTAGTTAGAGCAGCATTGACCCCCACACTGACCAACACCGAAACATCGGCACTCGTCGGCACGTCATACCCTGTCAACGCCCCGATAACGATGGCGCTCACATCCGCTGAGGTCGGAGCATCGTAGTTTGCGAGTACCAACGCTCCGACCGCGCTCATGGCTGCACTCATCGCGGCAGAGGTAGGTACTCCAAAATTCGTGAGCGCGGCGTTAACTACAACGCTCACCAGAACAGAGATATCGGCACTGGTTGGAACGTCGTAGTTGGTCAACACCAAAACGCCGATGGCCGATATGCCCGCACTGGTCGGTACGTCATAGTTCGCCAAGGCGCCGGCTACGATTCCGGAAATAGCCGCAGAGCTTGGTCCACCCACTGCGGCGATGATGACCGATACATCGGCAGAAGTGGCTACATCGTAGTTAGTCAACGCTCCAGCAACGATGCCAGAGATCGCAGCCGAGCTCACCGCGCCAGTAGCCGCCAGAATGACCGAAACATCAGCACTGGTTGCAACATCGTAATTGGTCAATGCGCCTGCGACGATGCCAGAAACCGCAGCGGAGGTGAGACCGCCGAGATTTGCTACGATCACCGACACATCCGCCGAGGTCGCAACGTCGTAGTTGGTTAAAGCCCCTGCAACGATAGCGGACACTGCAGCCGAGCTCACCCCACCAATATTGGCAAGGATCGCGGAAACATCCGCACTCGTCGCAACGTCATAGTTCACCAGCGCCGTGTTCGTCAGAACGCTCACCATGACGCTCGCTGCCGCCGAAGTCAGAACATCGCGATCGGTCAGAGCCTGGATAACAATAGCAGAGACCGCAGCAGAGCTCGGAACCTGTCTGTTAACTAGAGCAGTGTTAACACCCACGCTCACTAGGACAGAAATGTCAGCGCTAGTCGGTACGTCGTAATTGGTGAGCACCCCCACCACGATGGCCGAGATATCGGCGGATGTTGGAACGTCGTAATTGCCAAGCGCCACATTGACTCGAACCGAAACCAACACGCTCGCCGCAGCACTCGTGAGAATTTGCTCGGCAGAACCGAAATAGAGGTTCCACGTCGTGCTCTGCCATATCTCGAGGTTACGAGCATATGACAAGGCCCCCGAACCTGAGACAAACACGGTGAGCTCACCAAGCGTATCGGTATCAGCCGTAGCGAGCACAATACGGTAGAGTCCAGGTCCCACCGAAAGCGCCGAAGTCGTCGCCGCACGTGCAGCCGAAACGCTGGATTCCTTCACCAGCACGATTGCAGTATTGGCAATCGTAAGCCCTGCCAGGAAATCTCCTGACACATTTACCAACGGGCCTATAACGACATTGGCCGAACTGTTTTGGGCTACCGTCCTAGACATCAGTTAGCCCGCATCATGGCCTGGTAATTGACGACAGGAGCCGGATTAAACGCACTGCCGCCAGCCGTGCCCTTGATCTCAACGGCGATGCCCGACATATCGACCGTGCCGGTGTGATCCGTGATGCCGTAGGAAGTGGTTCCGGTCGCTCCTTGATCTCCAAAAGTAACGACAAAGAAATCGGCTTGGCCCGCTTCAGCGGAGGCGTGCCTAACTGTTCCGCTCGGAGTTGCAGTAACCGTGACATCGCCGACCTGAGCCCAATCCGCCAGCATCAGCGCTACGTGCGAATTTGCTTGAGCGCGCGTGACCGATATCGTCTTGGCCGTCGAGCCGTCCAGCGTGACCGGCGTCCCTAAACCGTCAGATCCTCGATAAATGAGTACTGAAATACCCGACCGCAGGCCATTAGCTGTAGCCGACGTAACGGATTGAATTGCTCCAGACCCATTGCCAGCCGCGGTCGCTGTCCAGAGAAATACTTGGGTGTCATTGCTGCCTGCCGCATTATTGACGCTTGCCAACAGGGAGAACGTAAGTCCGGTCCCACTTCCGCTCGTAACTGTCGGAGTCCCGAGCTGATTCGCAGCGTCGTTGGTACTGTGACCACCAAAAACTAAAACAATGTCGCCGGTCTGCCACGTAGAAGCAGAGGCGAGTTCGTCAGTAGGGCCAATGTCGCTATAAGTTGACTCGTCATACTCGACGAAGGTCGGCTCAGCCATCGCTAGTCTCTCGGTCCACGTGATCGTCGGACCGACTGTCGGGTCTCCGACCGCAACGACCGGCAGTAGCTTGCTCGCCTCGTTTGAAACAGCACTCTCAACTCCGCCACTGTTGATCGCTGACAGAGCGAAGTAACACGTACCGCCATCATCAGGTAGCCCGGTAATCGTGCGAGTCGTTGCTGGAGCTGCGAACGTCTCGCTGAACGGATAGCCCGTCCCGCTTCCACAATTCCAGTACGCCCGATAGCTCGTTAGATCGGTGAGCGCGCTTCCGTCCGTGTTCTGCGTCGGCGGCGTCCAACTCAGCATCGCTTGACCAGCGAATGCCGTACCGATGCAAAAGTTTGTAGCAGTAAGTGCGGCACAAGCCCAACGCTTTAGCTGCCTTCGCCACCGAGCCATGCTCAATAAGAGCTGCACGAATCAGCTCCGCCGCGTACGCATCAACGAGCACACGAAAGCTAGGGCATGACCGTGACGACGACATTGCATGGCGCTGGATTGCAAGTGACCGTGACTGAAGGTGCCGATAGCGGATCACCAGGCGGCGGTATGACCTGAATGTTGACCGTGGTTGCAGGCGAGAACGCACTCTCACCCGTTGCGTTCACCGCTTTGTACGTGAACACGTAAGACCCTGGATTAGCGATCAGCGCCGGATACTGATTCGCCGAATCGCATGGCTTCGTAGCCCCAGCCACAACACCATCCAGGTATAGCTGGCAGCTCGTTGCACCTAGAGTGCTCGGCATCGTCGCGGTGATGTCGAAGGCAGCTTGAGCTGCGAACGAGAATCCGAGCAGCGCAATGATTGAGATAACCTTTCGCATGATGTTCCCTATGTGCCTCGTACGGCAGACAGATTATTCGCCAAGAGAAACAAATATCCCCAACGTGCTGTGTATGGGACTCAGTAAGTCTAGAAACGGACCATCCGGCCCAAAATTCTGCGCTTGAGTTTCAGAGCCAGGACTTTGTTTGCCAGGCTCTTGCTTATCAGGCTGCTGCTTTCCTGGTTCCTGCCGATTGGGCATTTAAGGTGCATCTGGAACGAGTGTTGGAACGCTCCGATCACCGTTATCGGTTCCATACGTCATGGTGAATCGCGTCACAGTTCCGCTTGGGTCTTCGCAGACCCAGGTATCCGGAGATCCAGCCGTGAAGTCGCAAGCGCCCAGTCGTTCCGACAACAACAAAGACAACGCACCACGAGCAGTGATGTCCGTCGATCCGGCATCTTCGACTATTTGGTTATCTAGCAACAATGCCGTGAGGTTTTCCCCTCCATTCACCACACCGTTAGCTGCCGCAGCGACGTTTGTCCCGATAACCCCCAATAAATCAGTCGCTGAACTGATCGCAGTATTATTGTTGTCGTAATGCGTAACAATGTTCGCTGCCATCTGCTGAGTGACTGTGACCGGAGTCGGACCAAAGCTAGTGACGTTAACATCCGTGCCGTCTAGCGAGATCGGATAGATGATGTCGCGCGTGATGTACAGCACGTCATTGTCGGCGGTTGCGCTCGGCGAGTCTGGATAGATCGTGATCGTGTCGGGCGAGCCGGTTGTGGTCGCGGTGATAGCGCGGTCCCATCCTGCCGTCGCGTTCCACAGACGGTTCACGATGTACTGGTTCGTGCTCGTGATCGTGCCGGCGGTATCGACGTTCACGACGCTCACTGTGCTGCCAGTGTTCGCAGTGTCGCGCGCGAGAATTCGGCCCCTGCTATCAGAACGGTTCTCGATTGAGAACGAGACGACTTCGTACGACGCAGTGACGCCATTCAACGTAGAAGCCCGTACGCCACAGTCGTAATCCTTGCTGGCCTCGAATCCATTCGCAGCTGTAGCTACGATCGTTAGCAAGTTTTTACCGACGACGCCATCGAACTCAGTCGTGCCGGTGTCTGTAACTCCAGCCGTTATCTCAGTCGTTCCTCCGTCCTCGACGCATGAGGCTGTTCCGGCAACGGTTCGCTCTACGTCCGCACCGGCCGTGGTCGAAAGGCTGTAAACCTTGCGCACCGTGTCGCCGAGTAAGAAGTCACCTTTGTAGGTGTCGGCAAGTACAGGCAGCATTGCGATACACGCAAGCGCGACTAGTACGAGCCGCTTCATTGAACGCTCCCAGGTAACGAGGTCGGGCCGAGAATTGGGTTGAAACCACCAGAAAGTACCGAGGTCGTAGACTTCAGTCCGAAACAAATATAAGACCCAGCCGCAGCGGTACCGAGTGTCCAAGAATGTGTAAACGTCCCGGCAGCCGTGGCGTCCTTGTCCTGCTCTTGAACTCTGGTGCTCGTCTCGGTTCGCTCGTTCTCCGAGCTCTCCGGGTCGATCGTAGAGTTGCCGTCTAGCGCGATGTGGCATAGCGTCAGCTCGTCGGTATACGTCGTGACGATGTTCGAGGTCGTGACCGAGGTCGTCGAGGCGAACGTGCCAGTGGTGATCGCCTCAATGGCGCTAGCTGTCTCTGCCCCGGTGTAGGCAGTTGATACCCCTCGGTACGTGAGCGAACTAGTGAGGTCGCACTGCACTCCGGCAATGGCACCTGATGCGGAGTTATAAAATCTCCACACCTGGAAATTAGCAGCGCCATTGTCGGCCTGGGCAACTTCCGTCCACGCGCCGTTGGTCGAGTCGCTGCAACCGACTACATTGTCTCCCGTGCCGTTGACACGGATGGCAATCTCAAGCGTCGCCCCAGCAACAGCCGAGGCATAGGAGGTAAATAACGCCGGATCGCCGACCACCGTCCCAGTACCGGCAGGCGCCTCATCAAACGTCGGAGCAGCCGCTTGGGCATGGGCAAGACATAACGCACAGAACAACCCGACGATTCCGGGTACTATTACCTTCCCAACGGAGGATCTGGCCCATGAGAAAAGCAATGCAAATCGTCGCGGCCCTGTCCCTGGTAGCCATCGCTGGCTGGACGCTTTACGCAGCAGGCTCACGCTTTGCCCCCGCGTGCGACGGGTACAACCAACGTCAGTGCGAACAGTGGGAACGGGATTATCGAACGCCATGAGTAAGAGCCACGGCCAAGCCGGCCCACTCTTCAAGTCGTTCGTGGTCGTGATCGTCCTCGTGTCGATCGTGCTCGCGATCCGACTCGCAGTGAAAGCCCCGAACTTCTGGGTACCGCACTAACACGTTTCAGACAAGTTCGTCGGACAGGCCAAGTTGCCGGCCGGAAACGTCCGTGTGTTGATGATCGCATTCTCGCCCGTCGTCGCGGTATTGAACTGACAGACGGTGCCGGAGCACGGCGCGCCGTCCGACGCATAGTTCTGGTAGTCCCAGATCATATAGTTAGCGCGCAAGTTGAAGTTCCCTCCGGTTGTCAGTACACCGGCCGCGAAGTCCATGAGCTGCGTCGGGGTGTAGCCGCCCGAGGCGCCCACCGAGTTGAGCCCGAGCTCGCTCGCCTCGATGCGGCTCATGTAGATGATTTCGTTCGCAGCACTGCCAGTGCCGCGGTAGTCGTGGCCGCCGATGTCGCCGCGCCAGATCCGTACGCCGTCCCAGTTGCACTCGCCGCTCGTCACTCCGTCTGACGGGCGCCACGGCAGGCAGGTATCGCCTGCGCCGATTCCAACGCCGAGCGACGCCGCGAGCGACACCAACGAGATGAGGTTGGACTGACTGCCGTTGAACGTGTAGGTGACGGGGATAATCGCGAGGGAGTGCGGCCACGCCGCGGCACCCGCCGTGACCATCGCCCGCAGGTTCGTGTTGAAATTCGCGGCACTGAATCCCTCAGTAGCCGCGTTGCTGCCGTAGGTGTACGCCGTCTCGTTCATGAACGAGAGGCCCTCGAACCCTACTACGTCGTCGAACTCCGCACCGAGCGCCTCCACGAGGGCGGTGTACGGGTTCATGCACGCGGTGTTCCACCACTTGACCTCTACGAGCCACGGCGCTTCGGTCGGACCGTACATGCACGTCGAGCCCGACGGCGGAACAGACCCCGAGGTCCAGGCCACGCCCATTTGTTTGATGTAGGGTGGAAAGATCGCGTTGATCGGATCGTTGTAACGGACCTCGATGATGCTCAGAATCAGCGACTTGGGTTGCGCGAGTGATTGCAGCTTCGTCACCTCGGCTTGCAACATGTCGAACGCCGGTGTGTACACTCCCTGACCGCCGTACTCGAACACGCTCCACGGGATCTGAATCAGGATAGTCTTGATGTTCGCGTTGTTCGCGATCGCGGAGGTGTCGTAGACCGCAAATCGCCGGTTCTGGGCGTCCGTGATCGTCTGAAGCGTCGGCGCAGAATTGCACTCGTTGCCGGTGCAAACGGAGTACGAGAGACCTCGAACCGCAACGCCGTGACCAAAGTGCAAATCTCGGTCAACGCCGTCGTTGTCGGTGATTGTGACGGCTTGAGTGACTTGGCTACCGGCCGCGACCGTCGAGTAACTGCCGAGCGCGAGGTTGAGCGTGCGGCTCGCCTGCACGCCGGAGCGGTCGATCAGCGTCACGTTCTGCGTCTGCGTCGTGCAGCTTCCGTCGCTCCAATTAAGCATGACCGGAAACGGCGGATCGGTGTAGTCCGTACCGGCGGCTGCCGTGCCACCGGACTTCGACACAGCCACGCTCGCAGCACCAGAACATCCACCGCTGCGCGAGACCGAGATCACGAGCGGGGTGACGTTCTCGGCCTGCGAGATCGTGGGCGCGGTGAACTCCACAGTCCCAGCCGCGCCCGCAATCGCGCTCACCGTTGGCAGGGTGCCGATAGCGATCGCAAGCGTGCCAGCGGCGCCGCTATGCGTCAGGACATCGATCCAGATAGACCCAGTAAACGTAATGGTCTGCGAGCCGTTGTTGATCAGCGTCCAGACATACGGCTGCGCGACCGGGCTGCTGTACACGGCGACCGCTGTACCGAGGCGCGACACCTTCAGGCATGTGTCGCCCGGATTCTGATTCGACGCATTGGTCGCGTAGATGGACGCGGCACCCGTTGTTAGTCGAGCGTCCATCTGTGCGCCATCGGTCGCGCTCGGGTTGTTGTCGAGCGATGCGGAGATGAACGCGGAGTTGGCGTCGAGAGAATCCGCGATGCGAATCAGCGTCCGCGCCCAGACCAAATCCGACGTGATCGAGTCCGGGCACCAGATCGCCTCATAGTCCCCGGTCAGTTCTTGGTGGACGCTATGGCCCTGGACCGTCGTGCTGGCGAAGTTTCCCTGCCCCGAGGTCGTGAGCACGTTCGCTGTGTCGGACGCATCCCCGGCGATCGACGGGGAGCCGATGTCGGACTGCGACCACGGAGCGTGCAGCGATGGACCAGAAGCCGGTGGCGCGGTATTGGGTATGTCATCCGGCAGAGCGCCTGGGAATACCGCCGATAGCCCGGCAGCATAGGCAGCACCGTTCGCCGACTTGAGCCACGCGAGCAGCGCGCTCGCCCCCTTGCACGCCTTCGTCGTGTCAGGCTTGCTCCTGGGGTAGACCGCAGGAATAGAAACGCCAGCCGCTACGTCAACACACGTCTCAACACCATTGACCGTCCCACGGACCCACTGCGCATACGTCAGCCACGGCGGCGCAAGTACAGCACATACGAATGCGACGACGAGCCATTTGAGGCTTCGCACGGGTTCGGTTCTCCAAATGAAAAAGCCCGCGCGTGGCGAGCGTCAAATATCAAACGGGATGCGTTTGTTCCGGGCGCAGTAGAGCGCCACGTAGGTTCCTGAATACTATTCCGGTACGCGATTTTCTACAAGCTCGCAAACACCACGAAGCGTGAGCCGCACGAATCCCTCGGTTCGACTGACCCTGCCGGCTACCTCAAAAAAATCGTACTTCGGATGCTCAAGATAGAATCGCTTGGCAATCTCGACCGTATGCTCATGTCCGGTCCTCACCAGCGTACGCAGCACATCATCGACCAGCACCACAGAATACGGCTCATCGTCATGCACTGGGTCCATAGGTGGATCGTACTTCTGGGCCGAGATCGGAGAGTGCGTACGCTCCCCTCCACGCCTATGAATGCCCCAGGTAATCAGCAGCTCGTGGCCCCGCCCCTCGGGCTCGAGGCAGCGCCACTGGCTCGGAGCTACTTCACTTGCGATTGCAGCCATCATCCCTCCCTAGAATCGCCCGGACACCAGCGGCCAAACCATGCGACGCTTTTGTGGTTGCAAATCGGCCACCATCGGGGTTGTGGCGTCTGGTGCCGGGCGAAAATCATGCAGCACGCTTCTGTTCGTAATCCGGATCGGGGTCCGGAATGTTCACCATGAGCTCGCTCGCCGCAAAGGTACGAACTGACTCGAAGAAATCGCTGAACCGATCCCACGGCAACACGTCACGCTTCCCGTCCTCATCCGTCGTCGTCGTGCGCATGGGACGTGTACGCGTCTCGCCGAAGAAGTCGTACTCGACGGTGCCGAAGAAGCGCTTGCAGAAGAAATCATGCAGCTCATCCACGCTGTGCCCCGTCTCGTCGCGCAGGATCTTGTACGCGAGCCCGAATAGCGCCCGGTTCTGCTTGCTAGAACGCCCGATCTTGAACAGCTCGCAGTGAATCAGGCACGGCTTGTCCTTCGGCCAGTTGTGCAAGAATCCGACGAGCCGCGCCAATACGCGGTCCTTGTTCTCGTCGTTCATGACGAAATCAGCACTCATACGAGCACTATCTCAATTCCACGGCTGCGCAGAATTGCGCGCTTGAGCTTGCTCGCGTCCGTCTCGAAACCCTTCGCGTCGGCGTATTTCTGCTCGCCCTTCTCGACGTACATGAAGTCCACCACGAGTGCCGCTTCCCGCCCGCTGTCGTACTTCACACCGAGCGGCAATCGCACCTGTCGGCGTAGCTCGGAAATGAGTCCGGCAGTCTGGAGCAGCACGAGCTCGCGCCAGCGCGTTAGCTCACGCTTGCTCGCGAACGGCACTCCGTCTGCATCCAGACTGATCTTGTTACGGTACTTCGCTACCACGTCACAACCTCCGACTCGATGAGCGCAGCTTGCGTTCTCAAAATGCCCTCGTAGAACGCGAGCTTCACAAAGTCCGCCTCTAGCTCGCGCGTCCGTCTATCAATTTCGTCGTGGCACGACGAGCACGCCCACGCGCCGAGCAAGTCAGGAGACTTCAATCCCATGCCGCTGATACCTGAAAGCCGTACGTGCGCGAGCACAGTCGTCTCAGCGTTGCCATTGCAGATACCCGGCAATCGCACCGCACAGAACTGGCCGCGGGCGTGTTCGCGTAGGTTCACGGATCACGCCTCGTCAGAATGTGGTGATACGCTTCCCGCAACTTGCGCCGATACCAGGAGATCACCTTGTCCTGCTCCTGCGCCGCTACCGTCATCGCGTTCACCAACTTCCTCAAGAGACTCAGCTCGGCGCACAAACTCTCGAGTATCGGGCTCTGCATCACGCGGCTGTGCCCTTCCTTTATCCCCGCTTCCCATGCCGACCGACGCTTGCCACGCTCGATATTTGGCGAACCACTCGGCGACGCAATTTCGCTCTCTTCCAATGTCTTGCGCGTGAAGTATTCGGACGACGCTTCTTCCTTTTCTGTCAGCGACTGAATAGGCTCGAAGCTCCGGCCCGAGCTTGCCGGGGAGTCCGCAGTGATCGCAGGTATCGGGTTTGGTGCCACGTGGAACGTCATCGCTGTTCGTTGAGTCGTGCTTGGTCTGCGTCAATGACAACCTCCACAGCTTTGTTCCAGTTCTTGCCCAGCGCCCTGCCGCCGATTTCGCCGACGAGCTCCGTACCGTCTTTCATTTCGGCCATCGTCTTAGCGGCTCGCCGCACACGAATGGCCTTCAACGCCTCCGGTGACAGCGACTTGTGCGCGTAAATGTGAAAATGCACCATCGCCGACTCGACGTTTTGCGCCGTCACCGGCGGCTTGCACACGTTCAGCACCAACTCCCACGTGTCTATCCACTGCTTCTGCGGCAGCGCCAGAATCCCCTTCACCTGCTCCGGCGTCTCCGGCCGCGTCGCGAACAGCTCGGAGTCGAGCATGGCGCGGAACTTGGCAAAGTCGCAGACGAGCTTCGCGCGCGACTTCGATAAACCCAATCGCACTCGGACGTACTCGTCCCACGTCTCGTGCCATGCTTTCCAATCACCGCTCTTTCGTAGAGCCAGAAGGTTTTCGCAGTACCCAACGTAAGCGCTTACCATCAAGTCCTCGTTCATCTCTTTCCCCTTAGCCAGCGTAGTCAGCGGGCGTGCCGAGCTAATCCCTCCGTAAAGAGGGTTTAGGCCGGAACGCTCTAGCCACGCGTGAGCCGAGCGTGCGTGACGGGCCACTTACAACTAGCCGAGCAACGCCCCGCTAGCCGCTTAGTCCTACGGCTTCCCGTCGCCTACCGTTGCGCTGTGCTAAGATCCCCATTGCCTCTAGCGCTGACGAGCGCGGCCGAGTTGGTAGCCTTGCCGCACTCCAAGCCCATAGCGCGGTCAATGTGGTTCTTGAGCCGCAGTCGCCTGTCGCTTCTGCTAAGCCAAGCGCCACCTTGATCGCGCCACTTAAACCATTCGTTTCGCCCCACGTCGTAAATCGCGTACGGGTCGTTGCAGACCCCGCAGCCGTAGAGCACGAGCACCGTCTTTCCGCTCCGCGCTTCGTCTTGTAGAAATCGGAGCTGCCCAGTTGGCGGCAGCGAAAGCTCACCTTCACCGTCGTAGTGCTTGGGTTCGAGCACCAGACGCTTGCCGTCAAATTCCACGGTCGCGTCTATGTCTGTGAACTGACAGCCGCGCGGAAATCCGCGTTCATATCCAAACTTCGACCAATCCCATCGGCCGCGAAGAAATCGACCCCAGTCTCGAATGTCAGCCATGCTTGCGGCAGACCCAACCGAGCGCGGCAAACACTTCTCCGAAGGAGTTCGTGCGTGGGCCGAGGTAGAGCACTACCTGACCCTGCAACGGAGCTCCGGACGGATCACCTTCCTTGTCAATGAATCTCACTCGGCCGCGTAGGAAGCACGCTGCGTCGCAAGCGTCGAGCATGTTCTGTAGCCAATCCGTATCGGTAGCGTTGTTCACGAGCACGCACGCTGCGTCGTACTCGGCGCGCTTGCTAACGACTGCGGCCGAAAATTGAGAGATCAGAGGTTGCGCGTACGGCGGGTTGAGCCAGACTCGCCCGCTCCACTTCTGGACGAGCCCGTTTTGCTTAGCGTCGAAGTAGTTAGTGGCTTGAACGGTTTCGTTTGCCAGCGCGCAACTCGCTGGGTCGAGATCGATACCTCCAAGCACTGCACGAGCCGCGGCAATCAAATCCGCCGGCGTGTACCACTCGTTTTCGCCGCTGTTGTTCGCAACGTGCGGGTTAGCGGCGCCGAAGGCTTCGGCCCATGTTTTTCCGAAGAGCCGCGCTCGGTATGCTGGAACGTCCTTGAGCTTTTTGCGGAGCTTGGAAATCTGTTGTTGGGTGAAATGGGTTAGCTTCTCCAGCTCTTCGACAAACAAATAACCCAGATCGGCGTTATTACTCTGCCCAGGTGGGCGTACCTTAGCGTCCCACCAGCCGACAAGCTCGATCTGCTTCTCGACTATCTGCTCGACCGCCTGCTCCAGTAGCGGCCAGTCCTTCACGCTCTTCGCGTATTCGATGATCGCAGTTAGCTTCGCCTCAGCCGTTCTCGCTTCGGCCGGATCGAATACACTGATGTCCGTCGTCGAGCGCCGAGCGAGTTGGTTCATCGTTGGTTCCTTGGATTAGTACTAGGCACTCGCGAGTGAGCAGCCGAACAAGCTCAGATTTGCCGTCACGAACAGCAGCACTGAGCGCAGCGCGATAGGCTTCCATTCGCGTCATCCTCGCGACCTCACTAACTTCAAAATGGATGCTTTCGGCTTGCGCTGCTCGATGAGCTGCAAACGCTGGGTTCGAGCGATGAAGCGCTTTAGGTTGGAGCGCTCCCCGCCTTCGATTGAAAGATCACGAGCACGTAGATCGTCGTAGGCTTGGTGACGACTACGAACGAGTTCGTGGTTCACTGGGAACTTGGGACGCTTGATCGGCTTGACGATCTCGAACAGCGAGAGGCGGCGGATGGTGCGGCGGAGGCGGTGAGAGAGGGTCATGCGAGCACCACTCGCGGCCCCTTCCATTCTGACAACAGCCGATCAAGCTCTCGTCGCGCCGCGCAATTCGTGCAAGCCTTCCGTTCAACTGGCTCGCAAAGTCCGTGATCCATCTTGGTTTTCTTGTACAGTTCCATGAGGCGGTTATGAGCTAGACGAAATTCCTTGGCTTCGTGCGCGGCGTTATCTAGCTGTATCTGGGTGACAGCGAGTTCCTCATGGGCTTCGTCGCGCTGCTTCGCCAGCCGATCCATTGCGTCGAGCATGTCGGACGCAAGCGGGTCGATGTCTCTGAGACGTGAGACACGGGCCAGCGCGGCATCCCGCTCGCGCTCTACGGCCTCGTAGGTCGATAGCGATACGCTCGGATGCGCCATCACCTTGTCGAGCTTGGTGCGGCACTGTTTCAGCTCGGCCGCGAGCGTCGTGATGAGCCCGAAGTGGAGCGCACTCGGCTTGTCGCGCGCGGCAACTCCGTTGGCGACTAACTCGGCTAGGTGCTGCTCGGCAGCTTTGAGTGCGTCGCTCATGCGGCCTCCGCAATAGAGCGCCACGGCAACGACACGACTCCCATCGATAGCGGGAGCAAGCGAGCAAATACGAGCTGGTTCTCGCTTTCTGCTAAAATGCGAGTTGGACGCATCGAGACCACGTGAAAGTGCAGCCGGACCAGCCGCGCTTGCTCGGTCGGCGAAAACCACTTGCCAAGTGCGCCAGGATCACGAACGGCAGTTCCGTAAAACTCTTCCGGCTTTCGTTGCTTTTCGATCAGGTCGGCGCCGAACTCTTCAAGCCACGTAGGCAACGCCAACATGCCGTGCGTAAAATTGTCGTCACACCAGCGACGCGAAAAGCCAGGACGAAACGGCCCACGACCAGATCGGTCCTGAACGCGGTAGACGAACGGCTGAGCAGACTCGTTGGCGGTACGGATTCGGGCCGCGAGCTTCATGGGGCCACTGCCAGTCGTTCGAGATACGACTTGAGTCCGAGCCCGCGCTGTACGCCGCAGAGCCGACTGATTTCGATTTTGATAGCCAGGTGCGCGTCGTCGTCTGCCGTGGACTTCCCTAGCTTCGGTAGGTGATCCCAGTACGATTCGATCAGCGCGTCGAGGTATTCTCGCTTCACCGCAGCTCCCCCGGCTCGATACCGACAGAGTTCATGCCGTCGCTCGCTCCATCTGTCGGCGACGACGAGCACACTCACGCTCGCCTTGGTGTGGCTCGTACTTGCTCGTGCTTACCCACTCGAAGCGCTTGAACTTGCCACCGAGCTTTTCAAGCTCTTGACGGCGCCGCGTGTGCTTGCCTTGGCGCACTTCTTCCTCGCTGAACAGCTCGCGGAGTAGGCGACCGTCTGGCATCTGGATTGTTTGCATGGATCTATCCTCGGCCCGCACGTTCGTGCTCGGGCGCTGGTTGCGGTTCCTCGGGGTACTCGCAGGCAACGCCGAGCGTGTCCTTTGTGACAGCGCGCATTGCGTCCTGCATGAACTCGCGCCAAGCGTCGAACATTCCGAGTTCGGCGATACTGCGCTTGAGAGAGCTGAGCAGAATGGCGCCCTCCATCGTGTGCTCGTCGGCGAAGTAGCAGTTCACGTACTCGCCCTCTGATCGGAAGGCGATACGCCACGGCGCTCGAACAAGAGGCTCACTCATGGCTTCCACTCCGGCTCGATACCGATGGACAGACGAAGGTTGGCGTTGATGTAGGGATGAGCTGGCCCGCGACGCTTGTTGCAGCCGCCGCAAACCGGATCGACTTCGAGAGGCTTGGTATAGTCGCGGTGGTCGTAACAGTTCGCGTTACGATCACAGTCAGTGCATTTCAGCTCGTCGGCCTTTGGCAAATTGCCGCGCTGAATTTCAAGCTGCACCGCGTAGTGAGCTTTGACAGCAATCGGACAACGACGCCGGTACTCGCGTGAGTACGCCCGTTCGCGCTCTTGTCTGCACGGACGACAGAATCGCGTTCGTCGGTTCCGGTCGCCGGTACTCCTGCCGCATGAGCCGCACAACTTTGGGAACCCGCTCCCAACGGACATAACCGGCTGGTTTTTTACGGAATCGTGCGTTTGGCTTTCCATAAGTCCTGAATCGGGCGAAAGAAAAGCCAGCGGGTTAGGCTGGCTTCCAAGAACAACTAACTAACGCGACGACGCTGGAACTGCCGGAAATACCCCAAGTGCTCAGCTAGCGGCTCAATCGTCACCATGCGGTGCGATCGGTACACGCGGCGGGCCACCTTCTCGATCGTGCGAAGTGGAATGCCGCTTTTCTCGGCAATCTCCTGCCACTCGATAGGCCGGTATTCCAGAAGCCGACGAACAACGAACTCATGCATAGATTCAGCCATGACCCAGGATGCTAATCCCTTTTTAGGGACGCTGCAACCCGATTTAGGGAAGTCGGGGCAGGTAGGCTATCTGAGCGTGGGGAAACGACGATCGAAATCAGAGCGACCGCCGACGTTGGTTCGGAACTACGTAGCCGATAACATCGCTACGCTGCGGGACCGGAAATACCCGGCCGACAAGTTCAAGTCTGTCGCGGCCAAGAACAGGCAGCTCGCCGCAGACTCAGGCGTCAGCATCAATCAAGTCTACCGCATCCTGGACAAGAGCCAGGGTACGAGCATCGACTACATCGAATGGCTCGCCGCCGCCCTCGGCGTTAGACCGCAAGAGCTTGTTACCCCCTACTTCGCTCGTGGCGATGCCGTGACCCCCATCACGACCAAGCGCCGCAAAACCCAGCTCTAGACTTCGACCGGCCCGCCCGTCGCCGCCGCTGTGCGGCACGTCCCTTTTTAGGGTTGACACTTCCCTTTTTAGGGATTACTCTCCGTTCCCATGAGCAAGGCAACGGGAAATTCAGCAGCTATCCAGACGGTGGCATGGGTCCGCCCTCTTCGTGGGGTTGTCGGGCCCCCGAGCCTATCACCGCCCTGCCTTCTGTGCATCCGCTAACGAACGAGGTTTAAGTCATGGGCACCACGCAGAACAAAGCAGCTTCGCTCAAGCCGCGCAAGGGTGATCCGGTGACCTATCGCGGCCGTTCTCTCGGCAACGTCACAAGCGTCGATGGCAATTTGTGCTGGACCGATCGCGACTCGTTCATCTGGCGCTTCCACGACGGATTGAACGCTCTGCACGACTGGCCGACGAAGGGAGAGAGGCCGTGAGTAATTCGCCTGGTTGCAGCGCAAGCACGCGCGCAATTCACAAATACGCATACATCGGGCGCGGTCTCGACTTGGATGGCTTCATGAAAATCAACTTGCGCCGCGACGACGGCCGTGAAGTACAGGTGGCTAAAAAGCGCTACCGACAATTGCAGCGTGAGGGGCGCATTAACCCGGACTGCTATGGCGTTTTGTCCTCGTCCGACACGGGCGGTAAATCGTGAAGGTGAAGCGCAACGCATTGAACCGCGGCACCGCCGTCTATCTCGGCGGCTCGCGCGTGCGGTTCGTATGGGCCTGCGACTGCACGCGCGTTGAGACGATCAAGAGCGGCAGAGGCCGGCGCGCGTCCGTGATCGGCCCCGCTATGGTCGAGCGCCTCGTCGCGTACTGGCGCAATACCGGCGTCACGCTGCCTGAGTGCAAGCGGCACCCGGATTTCTACGAGCGCAACCGATCTCACGTCGCGCGGCTGAATGCCGAGAATCCGCAACCGTTCTCATCCTCCGCCGAGGCGAAGTCATGACCTTCACGAAAAACGGCGAGCGCTACTTCGTGTTCGAGTCGGTGTGGACCGGGACGTGGATCGTCGGTACGCACGGCATCGCTTACCGGACTTTGTGCTCGTCCGGAGAAACCAAGTGAGCACGAACATCGCAACCGACGCCGAGATTCGCTCGGTGTGTTTGGAATTGTCGGCCGAGAAGCGAGCGGCGAGCAGCGCAGACGCACGCCTAAATCTCGTCGAGATGACGGCCCATATTCGCCGTCGCATCAAGGCCGCTGGCATCAAGGCGCGCGTTCGCAAGTTAGACGACGGCTGCATCCAAGTTTTCGCGCCCGAGTACGGCGTGACGTTCTCGGACGATCAGCAGCGCGAGATTCGCCACATCGCCGACTGCAATCGCCTGACGCTCGTTCGCGGATTGCCGATCGTCGTCGAGCAGATGACGAACCCGGAAACGTTCAACTTCTACTACACGAGATAGGCCCAGTGACAAAGAAAGCCTTCCCCATCGGGCCGTGGTTCGACGCCAAAACTGCGAGCAAGGCCGACGTGCCTGGCTACTACTGCTTCGGCTTCAACGCGAAGTGGAGCGCGCCACGCATCAGGGTGGGCTTCTACGACGCACTCGACCAAGGCGATCACGGAAACGGTCCCGGTCATAGGTTCAGGCTGATCGGCGGCCCGCACATGGAACTAGGGCCGTCGCACATCGCGAACATGCCGAAAGATCCATTTAGCGTCGAACCCTCAACCGACGCGGGAGCGGAACCGTGAGTGCGATGTACTTCATGCAATGCGGCTGGTCCGGCAACGACGCCTTGTGGTGGCGCACAGGCCGCTGCGGATACACCACGAACATCGACGACGCCCACCAGTTCACCGAGACAGAGGCGCGACGCGTCGAGAAGGTACGGCCACCAGAAGATAAGGCGTGGCCGGTTGGTGTCGTGCTCGCGCGAGCGCACCGCGCGGTCGCGCAACACGAATTGCCTTACGAGTCCTCCACCGATGCAGGAGCAAACAAGTGAACGCGAAAGTTTTCTGGGTCGATGCCAGCATTCAAGGTACAGGCTGGTTTTGGGACGAGACCGATGAGCACGACGAGTGCATAGGCGATGGGCATGGTCCGTTCGACTCTGCGATCGCGGCGGGCGCCGATGCGCGCAAGGCAATCGTTGCAGCGGCTGAACGCCAAGCGATCGTATTCGAGGACCGCTCGTGAGCGTTCAGCACGACCTGGAAGAGTACTGCAAGGCGATGGCCCAGCCCGACGGCTGGCAGACCTGCCTGAGAATTGAGCGGCGCTACAACCTCGACGGCTACCCGCCGCCCGTCGTCACGGAATGGATGAGCGCCGAGATCAAGGAGTCAGGAAGCGGCGACGCGGCCATAGACCGGATGCTCGGTAACGACGAGGAAGATCCGGACGACATTCCGACCGAGTCCTCGTCCGGCACAGGAGAGAAAGCATGAACGCAGGCTGTCGCGCAAATCGACCAAGAATCCTGTCACTACCTCACGCGCTGTTGACACGAGCTCGCCGCGCAGAGCGCGCGGGTAAGTACGACATTGCGTCGCGACTGTTCGCTCGCGCTGCCGACAGATGGCCGAATTTTGACGGAGCAAGCGCGCTGCGGCTCGCCTCTAACATCTGCGCAAAAGAGGCTGCGTCCAACACGGGAGAGAAAGCGTGAACATTCTTGACGAACTGGCCGAGCAAGGCGACCGACCAACGCATGAGCAGCGCGACCGCGCGGTGCGGCGCATGAAGCGCGACCGTAACACCATCAACCAACTGGTTCGGCAGCGCGAAACGCTCTCGCGAATCTGCTCTGAGCTGCAAAACGAACTGCGCGCCGCACGCAATGCGCGTCAGTCCTCTGCCGAGGGTGGCAAGTAGCGAATGAATACGAATCTGTCCACTGGCAACGAACGCAGTTGGGTCCGCACGGCCTACCCGGTTGCGAAGCGCGCGATCAAGTGCCGCCTCTACATAATCTGGTCGGACATGCGCGTCCGTTGCAACAATCCGAAGTCGGTCAACTATCCGTGGTACGGCGCTAAGGGCGTGCGTGTCTGCGCGGAGTGGGACGACTACGCCGTGTTCCGAGCGTGGGCGATCGCCAAGGGCTATCGAAAGGATCTGACGCTTGATCGTGAGCGCAGCGACGGCGACTACGAGCCAGGGAATTGCCGTTGGGCCACGCGCCAGGAGCAGCAGACCAATACCGGCCGCACGATCATGCTCACGCTCAACAGCGTTACGCGCTCGCTCCCTGAGTGGGCACGCGCGCTCGGATTCACGAAAGAAGCGCTCCGCACGCGGCGCTCCAACGGATGGACCGATGAGCAAATCCTGACGACACCGCCAGGTGCCGCCCGAATTGGGTATGTGCCTAAACCGCGTGGCCGCAAACCGAAATCGTTCCAGCCGAGCGGAGATCCAAAGTGACCGACAAGCCCCTCACCCTCGAACAGAAGTGGGACCAACTTTGGCCGGCGGCCTGTGCGGTGATTGCTTCTATCGAAGCCCTGGGCAATGCGGGCTCCGAAAATGCCGCCGAGCAACGGCTGCTCGAAAATTGCCGGAGGCTCAAGCGAGTCTGCGATCACATTTCGCCGGACAGTCCCGAGTAACGAACATGAACGCGCACAGTTATTCAATTACTGGCGGCCGCTCGCGATTAGACGGTGAGTGCGCAGTAGGCGGACCGCTGCCCTTCGGGGCTTTCACAAGTAAACCCCGTCAGCCGGTGGGAGATCAGTCAGGCGATGAAACGTTGATGACCTCGGGTGAGGTTGTCTGTCGAGCAATCGACGCGGGGAATCGCTGTGCATCCACCTCCGCGACCGGCACCTATACCAGCGAGTAACGAACATGGGGCGTAAACGCTGGTCGCACAAGAGTTCCTTCGGTCGTGTTATCGACGGTCGACCGGTTAGGCTCTATGCGATTTGGACAGGTATGCGCGCTCGGTGCTTCTCACCTAGCCAGACCAGGTATCACAGATATGGCGGACGTGGAATCACGATTTGCGACGAGTGGAGCGATTACGCAGTATTCCGCGCCTGGGCGATTGCGACAGGCTACCGAAAAGAGTTGACGATTGAGCGAATCAACGTCGATGACAATTACAAGCCTAGCAACTGTCGCTGGGCACCTCCGAGTGAGCAGCATCTGAACAGAAGCACGACGAGATACCTCACGCTAAATGGCGTGACTCGTTCGCTCATGGTCTGGGCAGAAATGCTCACCTTCCCGACGCATGTCCTGCATCAGCGTCTTCGCGCCGGATGGTCAGACGAACGCGCGCTGACTGTGCCGAGACGCAAACGCTACCCAGAGAGACCAAGACAGAGCGACGAAAAATGGATGCAATGATGGAGCCAGCAATGAGCACCGACAAAACCGACATTCCAGAGTTGAAGCAAATCGACGTGAAGGTACAGAAGCTCGACCCTGCGGCGTGGGACGTGGACTCCGACGCCCACGATTGGGACGGCGTACCCGCTGGCCCCGCTCCCGACGACCTTACCCCTGCGGAGTGGGTGGCGGACTTGAACCTGCGAGCAGCGCAAGCCGACAAGTTCAAGGACGAAGTGATTCTGAGCCCTTCTGAGGCGCGTGCAATCGTGACGCTGCTCACGACGGGGTACGGGCTCCCCTCGGAGCGAGCGGTCCGCTACCGCAATGTTTCGCCGCCCAACGAGCCGCCGTGCGAAGTGCGGGAGCCGATGCCCGATGTGGACGACCTAGAGGACGACAACCATGACTGAGACAGCCGAACTACTTCCGGCCGTAGCGATGATCGACGCCCCGAGTGAGCCGCCAGTGATGATTAGCGATAGCGCCCAAGTGCTCGCGGTCATCACCCGTGCGGCGACCGATCCGGCCGTAGACATCGACAAGCTCGAACGGCTGATGAAGCTGTACAACGAGCGCGAGGAAGCCAGGGCCGAACGCGAGTTCAATACTGCGCTCATGGAGGTTCAAAAGGAAATGCCGCGCATCAAGCGCGACGAAGAGAACACACAGACGAGCTCGATGTACGCGACGCTGCCGACCGTGAATGCCGCGCTGATCCCGATCTACACGCGCCATGGGTTCGCGCTCTCGTTCGGTACTGGCAAGACCGATGTGCCCGACACGGTGCTCGTGACGTGCCGCGTCTCGCACATTGGCGGACACAAACGCGACTACGAATACCCATCGCCGCTCACGCTGACCGGCATCAAGGGCACGACGATGATGACTCGCGCTCACGGATCTGGCTCAGCCCTTTCCTACGGTCGCCGGTATCTGACGCTGATGATCTTCAACGCCACGATGACCGACGAGGATGATGACGGCAACGCCGCAACTCCGAAGGAACCGGACGAGCCGCTGCCAAAGATCGGACCAAAGCGAATGCGGCAGATCGTGGACGGTCTCTTGGAGACCACCAAGAACAACGACGGCCCAGGTTTGCTACAGATCGTCAACGAGCTCGAGAACGACGAGCGCGAGGTTGTGTGGCGGGAGTTACGGTCCTGGGAACGATCGAGCATCAAGAAGCTGCTTGCCGAAGCACAGGCCGCTGACTGCGGCGTGAACCTGATCGGTTGGGCGAGTCAGGTGCTCGCGAGCTGCAAGGACGGCAAGGCGTTAAAGGCGGCGTGGGACTCGATCCAGAACGCCTATGCAGAGAACGGCGTGAACGAGGTTCCGCTCGACGTGAACACTCTGTACCAGGATCGCAAGAAGGAGTTGAAAGCGTGAGCCAGGAATACGACAACACGAACACGGGCGCCCTGTTCAAGAACGACAAGAAAGGCAACGCGAACTGGCCAGACTACCGCGGCTCGATCAACGTCGGCGGGGAGGAGTTTTGGCTCAACGCTTGGCTCAAGACGAGCAAGAAAGGCGACAAGTACATGAGCCTTTCAGTGAAGCCGAAAGAGGATCAAGGGCAGACGCAGAAACCGAAGTCGGAACCGAACGAGCCAGACCCAAATGACGATATCCCATTCTGAAATCGTTCACCTGCTCTATTGGTTAGTTGCAATCTGTGCCGTGCTTGCCGTGTTCAAGGTATCCGAGCACATCAAGTTCGGTGACTGGAGGTAGTGGTGAGCACACTAAAGGTCAATCAGCGCGGCTTTGGGTGGACCTGGGAGTTTCAACCGGAACACGGCGGTCCTTGGGTGCTTTGCAACTGGGCGGCTCCGTTCAAGTCCGTCCTGCTCGATGAGATTGACGCCAAGCCAAGCGATGACGCTCGCATGGTTCGCGTCGAACTTGTCCCGACGAGTAAGCGAAACCGCAAACGGTACGGATACTAGGTAGGACCCTGGTGGCAAAGATTAGAAGCATTGCCGACCTCTACGCGAGAGCCAAGGACAAGGAAGAATTGTTCGGCTACGTCATCGTAGAGCTTGCTGCCGCTGACATTCGTAACCAGGGAATCAGCGCTGAACGAGTGCGCGAAATTTGCAAGGCTATCAACGGCTACTACGAGGCGCGCCAAAGTGCGCGTGGATGATGGGAACGATGTTCGTTAGCGAGGGAGATTGGTGCCGATGGTTCGCGTGGCATCCGGTGAAGATCGGCGGCCAGTGGACGTGGCTTAGCTACGTCAGGCGTCGCGCGGTTCATTGCACCGTTCCAGAGATCGGCATGGCGCACACGCTTTACGAATACCGGCAGAGTGCTGTTTAATCTTTGCCGCTAAGTCTGAATAGCGCGAAACGTTGTTAAGAGTTCAGTTAGAGCAGAAGGTTTTAGGGATGGCCTACCAGTGAGGCACATGGCAGCCAATAGCGCGGTTAACCGTGGGCGCGAAGTCCAGCGCATTACGCACCGACAGGTAAGCCATCCACTCAAGCCTTTTGTATATTGAGGGCAGTTATGCGTATCAACAAAAACGGAAAGAAGCACTACGTCTATCGCTGGAGCTGGCAAGCCTGGTACGACCCCGAAGACGATCTCTATTTCTGGTGGTCGAAAGTTGGCTACGGTCGATGGGCGCGGTTCTGAGTCTGCCTGATGGAGGCTATTACGAAAACCGATTACGAAAGAGCGTACCGGGTCTGCATATTGATCGGAGCCGTCATTCTGACGTTCAGCGCGGGTTTTTGGACAACGCTCGGCGTGCTGATGTGTCTGGCTGCCGAGGAATTTCGCACTAAGGCTGTTTAGACCATGCCGACGATCGCAACAAAGAAGCCGACCACGATGTTTGTTACGAAGCGACTCGTGAAGGAGGCTGCCACATCGATGGGTCCGCTGAGATTGGTGGACAAGGCCCAAGGAACGCTAGGCGTGCTGATCGTGTTCGAGTCCAAGGAAGCCGCCGAGATGTGGCATGGGATCGGCGTCGAGACGTTCGAGATTGAGTTGGTCTGTTGAGGGCACTGGCATGAACGCGAGAGAAACCAAGAAACGCCGTGAGCACGTCCGCAAGGCCATCGCGCACCTGGCGTACTACACGTCCGAATACAACGAGCAGAGCGGCTACGAGGACTACCAGGACGTGACCATCGTCAAGGACATGGTGTACGGGATCGGGCTTGCGCTGTGGGGGCACGAAGGCGCCAGCGGCTACGACCTGACCGCTGCAAAGATCAAAGACATCTTGGACCGCACCTGAGTCTTGCTAATACACGAGGAAATATATGGAACCTGAAACGCTTCGACAGCTTGTCGAGATCCTAGGAGGCGCTAGTGGCGATGCCGTGTCGCTACTGTGGGCGCTTGTGATCTTGGAGTACATGAAATTCTTGGTCGAGTACGCATTCGTTGGGGTGCTCATATACGGGATCTATCGGGGTGTTAAGTACGCCGTCGCCAAGGAATTCTGGAAGCACATTTAGCTTCCGCAGGACGAAATCATGAACCTACAAAACTTCATCGCTGGAATCTCAATCGCGCGGTCGTACTACGACAAACCGGACGGGCACCACATCGGCGCCGAGCACGATATTTTCTATCTCTACATGACCGACCATCCGATGAAGCCAGAGGACGTGGAGCGCATGCGTGAGCTTGGGTGGTTTCAAGAAGGCCGTGGCGATCGCGGGTATAGCCCGGACGATGGCTGGGCCGCTTTCACCTGAGTTCCAAGACGACCCATGAGCATTCTACGAGACGCCAACAAGTTACTCACCGTAGTCGAGGGGCTGTTCCCACAGGCTACGAACTCGGCCCTGTATCGGGTAGCGGCAAAGAGACTGCTGCGGTCGGCCGTGACGCTTGAGACAGATTGGAAGGACGGCGACACTATGAGAGCCCGCGAAGGCTCTCAGGAGAACGAAGAATGCCAAGAATCAGAGAGTCTAGATCAATCTTCGACAGGTTTGAGCGCTTTGCTGACAAGCGCTTTGGGGAGGCCGCCGCTCGGTACCTCACCGAGTTCCAAGGAAAAGAAAAACGTCGTGTCGCTGCGGCCCTCGAGTCCACGATCCCGTACATAGGGCACCTCCGTGTGATCGACGTAGACGATGAGGCGATGCAGGCGTTCAAGGAGGATCGCCGTCTCGGCCGCTCGCCGTTCAGTAGGCCGGCGATGGTCGGGACGATCAACAAGGAGCTGACGCAAGTCGTGACCGTGCTCAACAAGGCTGCGAAGGTTTGGCGCTGGATTCCGATGGCGCCGAAGATCGAGCACTTGAGGGGTGCGGTTCGGCAAGCGTATCCGTTTAGTTGGGCAGAGCAGGACAGTCTATTCCGGTGCCTTCCGACCGGATGGGACGTAGGCGCCGCGGTGTTCGCTGTGAACACTGGGGTTCGCCGAGAAGAACTGTTCGGCTTGAAGTGGACGGACCTGCGGCGAGTCCCCGAGCTCGGGCCTGACATCTTCGTGTTCGTCCTTTCGGACACGAAGAACGGGCACACGAGAGCGGTGATTTGCAACTCAATCGCTCGACGTGCGGTGGAGATGCAGCGCAAGTGGCAGTTGAAGCATGGGCAAAGTGTGTACGTGTTTCCCTCACGAGCGGCCGGCAATGTCGGCGGTCGTTGTGTTGCGACAGGGAAGATCTGGGGAGACGCGTGGCGAAAGGCCGGATTGCCGTCCGGCCCGCTTGTGAAGAAGGGGATTCACAACTGTCGCCACACGTTCGCGCATCGTCTGCGATCGGCTGGAGTTCCGGAAGAAGATCGGAACGCGCTGCTCGGACATGCTAACACGAACCTCGCGCAGCACTACGCGACGCCCTCGCTTCATCGGCTGCTCGGATTTGCCGAGCTGATCGTTGAAAGGAAGGAGACGACTGTACTGCGAGCGGTCAACTAGAGCCGTGTCCGACGCCCGCATGGCTGTTGAACTTTGTAAGCAGCGCGCGGGTTTGAGGCCAAGGCACTTGTCATACCGTTACTCGCACTCCGTGTAACGTACTGAAACGTAAGCAATCTGGGCCTTCGCGGGCCTTACGAATTGAGACAGGAAATATGGTGGGCGCAATCGATATTCATGCTTGTCCGATTCGCACGGTCGGCGGCACGTGCCAATGCATCCCGAAGTGCAAGCAATGCGGGCACGGGCCGCACATGGCGGTGCATGGTCCGCTCTACGGAGCCGAACCTGGCACCGCTCCATACGACCACGAATACGCGCCCAAGCGGGACGTAATCACCGGAGCACCACGACCGATTCACATGGAGACCGGCGATGGCGAACAAACCTAGCCGGATAGGAGAACACAATGAATCTTGACCCGATCGTAATGGACGTGAAGGAAGCGAAGCGTGCCTTCATCGAGTACCGCAACGCCGTACGCACCCGCCACAGCGACGAGGACGCGGCGATCATGCAGGGGTACAAGGCGCTCTCGAAGGGGTTGCAGCTCATCAAGCTGTCCGAGGCGGTGAAAGCCGGCGGGACGGTCGAACACACGTTTAAGACGTGGAACAACGTTCGCAAGACGGCTCAGTTGCCGCGGATCGCCGTGGTACGCGCATCGTCAAAGGAATGCTGGTGCGAACTACAAAGCGACGGCGCTCTGATGTTCTCCGAGGTCGAGAGCCCGAGCACGCTGGCTCGTCATAGCGTCCGCAAATTCCCAATCGGCACGATTCCGGCGCGCGAGGGTAACTGGGGCCGCTTCCGCGCGATGGTGCCGAACGTGCCGCCACGGTATCGGCCCGCGTCGTCACTCGCGAACTATCACATCTTGTTCGAGGCCGAGTGGTCATTCGTTGCTCCGCGCGACCCGGCTTTGCTCAAGCACATCGGCGGCGACCTGTATGCCGTGCTCGCCGTGTGGGATCTGACAGAGGTCGAGCGCGCCGTGCTGCAACAAAGGGTTTCTGCCTGACATGGAGAAAGGCACAAAGATTCGCGTGACCTTCGAGCTGGAACTGCCAACTGCGGCAGACGACCCGGAGGTGCTTGAGTGGCTGAACTTCGAGCTCGGCGGCCAATCGTGCTGGCTGAACAACCCTATGGGACTGCGAAGCGTTTCGCGTCCGTTTCGAGCGAGTTTAGCGCAACGCGGAGAAGCAAATGCACATACCAGATCCTGTTGAGCTGATGGAGGCGAGCATCGATCGCCAAGTAGGGCTTGTCGATGCGGCCGGCACCTATCCATGCGTGTACTGCGAGCGGCGATTCGACCTAGAGACGATGCAGCAAATCAGCGCCGACCCGTTCTCGCCGCTCGAATGCGGGCGTGACGACTGCGCCGAACACTGCCGGGAGTAATCAAATGACGAAAGCAGTTCTGTTTCCGAAGAAGATTTTCGTTGTCAGAGAGCAGCCGGGCAACGGTGAGCCGTACCTTGCAATTTTCGAGGACATGGAGGCTGCCGTCGAGGCGGCCGGCCACGGCGGCAAAGTAGCCGTGTACGACAAGCTCACGGTCCGCACCGCAGACATCAAGCTCTCGTTCAAAGAGTGAGTGGAGGTAAAACAAACCAATGAACAGAGTTCCCACCGTGGCACGTTCCTGCAGGACGGGAGTCGCTACCGGGGCCATGTGGGTGGCGGGGAGGTTCTTACTTCCCCGATCTTTTTTGTAGAGGTAAAGGCAGATGCACAGAGAATTTGACTACAACGACGATCCAGAGCCCGACACGTGCCAGCACAACGTCAGCCTAGACGAAGATTGCGAAAACTGCGCAGCCGACGAGGCCGCCAATGCTGCTGGCTGGCGCGAGCAGGACCGCATCGTCAACGAACTGCTCAAGGGTGGAAGGTATACAACGCGATGAAAAAGAAAGGGCAGCGCCGACCCGCGAAGGGTATCGACCGCTACACGGACCGGCTCTACAAGGCCGTCGCAGCCTACGTAAAGAACCGGAATGGTTCACTCGTCGTGATCGGCGGTATCCAGGTGATCGAGTGGCCCGGTGACGGCGTGGGCAAGTTCACTATCGGCATCAAGTGCCTCGGAAAGAAGCCCGTGTATTCGGAGGGCACAGGTGGCTAAGTTCCGCGCCAAGATCGTTGACGAGAAACCGCGACCGGAGAACACGACGTCGCAGTGCGGCGCGTGCTCGAACCTTGGCAGGCAAGTTCAGTCGCGCTGGATCGTTCGCGTGGGATTCACCTACATGCGCGGTGAGGACGAGTGTGCTGACCTGTGCGACGAGCATCGTGCCGAGCTGCGTAAGGTCATTCACCAGCCGGGAATGTTCCCTGAGCATCTACAGGGGGAGATATGGCGCTGATACCGCCAGCAGATCCGCGCTTCGCCTATCTCACGGATGGCACCCCACCGTGGCCGACGCCGAAAGGCGTGAGCGAGGAGCCGTGCAACGAGTTCAGCCAGGCTGACAGCGAACATGAGCGGCGCAAGGAGATTTGCAGATGCGGGTGGCCGTTGAGTCGCCACAACACGCCAGCGCCGTGGGAGGACAAAATATGAATGGAAGCAGAGACTTTTACCAGTATCAGCGAGAGTTCGATGAGCGTGAGCAGGAGCGATCTCGCGAGAAAGAAGAGCGCGAGCGACAGCGCGAAAGCGAAGCCCGCTATCGCGACTGGCAACGATCGCAGGAGCACAACGGCTAAATGTTGAACCAGTGCCACGTCGGCGATTGCCGCGAGCTGCTGCCACAGATGGCGGCGGCTGGCGTGCGCGTGCAGACGTGTGTCACGTCGCCTCCCTACTTCGGCCTGCGCGACTACGGGCACGCTGAGCAGATCGGGCTCGAGGCGACGCCTGCGGCATACGTTACTGAGATAGTCGCCGTGCTCGCTGAGGTGCGTAACCTGCTCGCCGACGACGGCACGCTGTGGCTGAACCTCGGTGACAGCTACGCGGGCTTACGTGGCGTTCAGGTGTCACAGACGAAACACCGCACGCACCAATACGGCCAGGCGAATCGTGCAAAGGAACTGCCGGCCGGACTCAAGGCGAAAGACTTGATCGGCATTCCGTGGCGCGTCGCCTTCGCGCTCCAGGAGGCTGGTTGGTATCTGCGCTCCGACATTATCTGGCACAAGCCCAACCCGATGCCGGAGAGTGTCACCGATCGGCCAACAAAGGCCCACGAGTATCTGTTCCTGCTCTCAAAATCTGAGAGCTACTACTGCGACATGGCGGCTATCAGGGAGCCAGCAGAGTATCGGACACCGAACTCGCCGCAGTCGATTAAATCGCCTTATGGGCAAAGATTCACACGGCGAGCAGCCAAGGCAGAGGCATCGCCAAGAAACGACGGCAACGAATGGAACGAGTGTGACGGCCGCGGATTCACCCCGACCTACGAAGGACGAAACAAACGCTCCGTGTGGACGGTTTCAACGACTCCGTATCCCGGTGCTCATTTCGCGACCTTCCCCGCCGAATTGATAGAGCCTTGCATCCTTGCAGGTTCGCGAACTGGCGATGTCGTACTGGATCCATTCATGGGCAGCGGCACTACCGCACAGGTTGCGGAAGCTCTCGGCCGGCAGTGGATCGGTTGCGAAGTCAACGCCGACTACATGCCCCTACAGGCGCAGCGGCTCTCTCAGCGCGCGTTGGCTTTATGAGTTTGTGTTCGGAGGGCCAGTGAGTATTGTTTTCGAGTGCTTCGCCTTCTGCGACACGCCAGGATGCGTAAACGGCGAAGCGGCTGGCCTTGAAGTGCGCGGTTTCTCTTCCGCGAGCGGTGCGAAGTCGCGTTTGTTCGAGGACATGCGCGCGGACGGGTGGCGCACTATCAAGAGCAAACACTACTGTAGCGATTGCGTGCGAGACCGGAAAGGGTCTCGGAGGAACGAGCTATGAATTTGCTGATGAATCTAGTCAACAATATCCGCGAGCGCAATAAGACATGGCTCGCCAGATGCGATTGGTGCTCCTGGCCGCTTCACGAGTTCACGGAGCACGGCTGCGTCTTTGACAACTGCTCGATGCGCCCCCTCCCGGCTCGTGAGTGTCGCCGGCAGCCCGTGGACGACTCTATGGTTCGACGACCGACCTCTACTTGAGTTCGGGCCGATAGAGTCGAGCACGGAGACCAGCGACGATCGCACGATCGTGCGCTTTACTAGGCAATTTCGACGGCTCGACGGGATGCCGCGCGGGTCTACTGGAGGCAGTGAATGAGCAAAGTACCGTTGATGGATCTGTGCGATGCCGCGATCGATGAAGGCAACGATGTCGAGATCATGGCCGATCCTCGCGAAATCAAAGCCATTCTGCTCAAGCTAGACCATATACGTAAGTTCTGCACCGCGCTCACCGCTCGCGAGGTCTCGTGGGAGATTAGGGTAACGGCGCAGAACGTGCTCAACATCGTTGATGGGCTTCCAATGAAGCCGATCCAAGCGACGATGGTTCACGACGACGGACGGCAAGAGCCGGTAGAGATCACTGTAGGCGTCGTGGGAGCGCCGAAATGAACACCGTTCAGCGAGCAAGCGAATGACGCGCATGACAACGCGGATTGAAGGCCAAGAGGTACGGAGCGTGGGACAGAGGCTTGCCAGCCGCTCAGCGTGCATAAGGCGTGCACGGGCCTCGCTACTAGCCACGAACTGCGTATCTCTCGTGATGGGCTGGCCCGGCCCCAAGAGCCGCTCGCAGGGCATCTAGGAGAAGGAAGTGAACGAGTTGCCCGAGCGAGACGATTTGATAGTTGAATGGCTTGAATCGATAGGCCGAAACGAGATCGCGTCTGTCGGGGTGTGCCGGCGCGCCGCCGCGATCATCAAAGAGCAACGGTCCCGACTAGAAGAACCTTTCCAAAAGCGCGTGACCGATCTCGGCTACGACAACCTGGAGACGCTAGTCGCTGTTCACCAGCGCAACGTTAAGTGGCTTGAGGCGATTCATTACGCGCTGCGTAAATACCGTGTCTCGCTGGTCAAGACTGAGGCTGAAGCATTCCGCGACCTCACGCACGCCATCGAGGAGCCGCCGACATGAGCATCACTTATTGGCAGGAAAAATGCGGGCACCTCGGCCATCTGCTCAGCCAGGCCGAAGAGAAAAACACCCGACTACACGATCTCGAGCAAAGCTGCGAACGGCTGGCAGATACGCATCAGAAGCAGCTCGACGCATCCGTGCGGGCGCGCGAACGCCTAGAGCATAAGCTGAAAGAGCAAGGATGCAGACTACACCAACTCTCCGAGGACCACTCGCACTGCGAGGATCTGCTGCACGAGCTCGGAGAGCGGGCTTCAAGGGCCGAGAGCAGATTATCCAAAATCTCTGAGTTATGCGATCTGGACGAGGATGGGGTAATGATCAAGCAAATCTCCGACCTTGCCACGCCATCTCCCACGTCGCGACACATAAAGAATGAGCGCGACTCTGCTCTGCTCAGATTAGATTCAATATCAGCCGCGCTCGCCGATCCCCACAACAACCCGCTCGCGGCGATTCGTCGGATACTTGCCGGTGGAGTAGAGACACACGCGCTCAAATCAGATGGCGGCTAACCTCGCCCGTCCGGTCCTGCGGTATCACGGCGGCAAGTGGAAGCTCGCTCCGTGGATCCTCTCGCAGTTCCCGCCGCACCGGGTCTACGTCGAGCCCTACGGCGGCGCCGGCAGCGTCCTGATGCGCAAGCAGCGGTCGTTCGCGGAGATCTACAACGACCTGTGGGGCGGTGTGGTGAACGTGTTCCGCGTGCTACGCGACCAGGAGCAGGCCTGCGAGCTCGAGCGGCAGTTGCGACTCACGCCGTTCGCTCGGGACGAGTACGAAGCCGAGCCGCCAGATGACGGCGCCGGCGCCATCGAGCGCGCCCGCTACACGATCCTGCGCAGCTATGCCGGCTTCGGCTCTGCGTCGATCAACAGCGAGTACGCGACCGGCTTCCGGGCAAACTCGAACCGCTCCAACACCACGCCGGCGCACGATTGGGTCAACTACCCTGCCCACATCGCGGCGTTCGTGGAGAGGCTGACAGGAGTCGTCATCGAGAACCGGCCGGCGCTACAGGTCATTGAGCAGCACGACGGACCCGATACGCTGATCTATGCGGATCCACCCTACCCGGTCGAAACACGGACGTTCCGCGGTCGCAACAAGAACTATGCTTATGAGATGGAGACGGCCGACCACGAGCAGCTTGCCGGCGCGCTGCAGTCCTGCGCCGGGATGGTGGTGCTGAGCAGCTACGACAGCGAGCTATACGATCGGCTCTATGCTGGGTGGGAGCGCGTCGAAACGGACGCGATGGCGGATGGTGCAACGCCGCGGCGCGAGGTGCTATACCTCAACCCAGCGTGCGCAGCTCGGCAGCGTCAAATGAACTTGGTGTGAGTGAGACTCGCGTTCATTGCGCGATCAAGAGCTTGCGAAGGTCGAGGCAACGAACGATCAAACACTTGCGGCGTCTGATTGCTCAAAAAATGAGCAGAAACAAGCGTTTGATATAATGTGCTTAGCCGATCAAGTAGATCGGCTGCCCCGGTTGGCGCCGGGGCTCATCAACGGAGAAGCAACATGAGTCAGGATTGCACAAGCCCGAAGCTGCGTAAAGATCTCGACAAGCTAGGTAAGGAGATAAGCGGGATGCTCAACGCCGACTGGAGGTCTCGTCAGCTCGAGAGGGGCGCCGATCGGAAGCGTTCGGCCAAGGTCAGAAAGAGGCTCAAGGAGTCGGGGCTGTACTAGCAGGGGTGGGGCGGGACGACCGCCCCTCTCTAAAAGGCGAGTAGCGTGAGCGTAGCGCCCGAACGGTGGTTCCTTCCTGCATTACCCTTTCGGGGCAGAGTGCAACCGGGAGCTCATCCCCGGCCCAGCACCGACCTCGCGGCTGAATTGTAGCAGGGTACGAACGAGGGAAAGTATGATTGAGTTTGGCGGTAAGGATCGCGGATCGGCGCTTGGCTGGTGGATGATGGTCGCGTGCGTGCTATTCGGCGCCGCCCTGCCAGAACTTATCCGCTGGCTGATTTAGTCGCGAACGAAGCAGAGGATTGAAACGAGTCAGGGTGTGAGGCACCTACCCGAGCGCAGGCCAAAACAGGTCCCGAGATAGCAGCCAACCTCGTTAATCGGCTGCACTAAATTTAGTCGAACGACGGCAGAAGCTACCGACACCTAGCCTTAGCCATAAGCTCGCCACGATCAACGCAAAAGGGATGCTCGCGAGAGTCGAGACAGATCGCCGCTAGAGTCTGTTCGAGCGTTCGGCAAAGGGTATCGTGGTACGCCCCGGAAGGTTCGGACTGTAGGTCGCGAATGAGGTTCTGAACCGTCGTTGTACGTTCCTCGGCGACGTGACGGGCGTACTGAGCTTGTGGGGTAAAGAGCGTATACATCATCACCAAGGGCACCGCAGCGGCCCCTACAGGGGCTCCCAGAGCCTTGGCGATAGCGACGGGATCGAGGATCACGGATCAGGCAGCACGGTAGGCGTGCCCTGCATCGGATTGAACACGATCGACTCTTGCGGCTTGCGAAAGATCGCTACGAGATCCATCGCGAGCGCGTCAGCACGAGCGATAGCTTCCTTCTGCTGCTCATCGGTCCAATCGTGAGGCAATCGGAAAAGTCCGCACGCATTGCCGCGCTTCCCCTCTTTGAGCTTTAGCGGAATCTTTTCGCCAGTCTCATCGCCAACAGTTAGGCAAAAATGCCACCATGCATGTGCCATATTCTACTCCGTGTTTTCGTGTGAGTTGCCGGTCTTTGACCGAAGGTCCATAAGATCGTACTCAAGTATTTTGACATGCTGCCTGGTAATGCGGTGAGCATCCCACAAAACCAGCATCACCAATACTGCCAAGGATGCGACAAACGCGCTGAGCCAAATGATGATGAGAAACTGCTTCCCGATTGCCTTGTCGATTGTGAGGTGGATAAAGCTACCAGGGGCAGAGGTCGCGTGTATCGACTGATCCGGCGAGTCCTGCTTCATGGTAGACGCTGAATGAGAGCCGCCAGAGTCGCCTGCATCGCCGCGAACGCCGCCGACAATCCCGCCACCTGGCTCGACAGTTCCAGAACCCGCATGTTGAACCACGCCAAAGCTCCTATAAGCCCGCCTACGTTGACGACGACGAGAGTCCCGCAGACGGCCCAGACGATTCGATTCGCCCCGTTGCCGTTCTTGTGCTGGCTGTAGTGATTGTGAACAACCTGCCGAGGCGACAACTCGCTGTCGTCTGTGTCGTCTGGTTGACGCTCAGTAGGCGTCACTCGGTGCTACGCTTCGCGACAGGCATTGGCCCCATAGCCTCTCAAAGTCGTGGGGTCGATTGTCTCGGCGGGTGTCAGGCGAAAGCCCGGCGCCCGCCGTCCTTTTTAGCATAGCTAACCTATTTCGGCTAGCGTCCATTGATCCAGTCCCTGAGCTGCTTTTCGAGCTCTAGCAGCCGCATGTCCTGCCTCATGTCGTGGGACTCCAAAGCAGTGATGCGATTGCTAGCCTCGATGCTGATCTGCACCCGACCGCGCGTGTTGATCGCATCCCGAAGGTCGTTCACTTTCTGCGTCAAAATGCCTGAATAGAACGACAGTCCGATCACGAAAAGGATGATCGCGGCGTCTAGGGCAATGCGGACTTTGCCGTTGGGCGGGTCGGCCACTTCACCTCAATCCCTTCATGTACTGAATCGCCTGCGGCAAGTCTTTGAACACCGTACGACCGCCGAAGTAGAACAGCAGCACGATCTTGAGCATGGAGTACAACTCAGGATCTACCGTGCCGGGCGCCGGAACCATCCACCAGCCCATGTATCCGCCGATCAATCCCACAGCGACGAACGGACGAATCAACCGGTTGATGCCGTTGATGAGCGCGTCCATGATCGGAACGCCGGACGCCATCGGCTGATCGTGAGCGCGCGCTGAGTCTTGCCCAGACCCTTGGAGCTCGATCAGCTCCTTGACCATCTCATCCTTGCCGGTGATCCCAGGTGCGTATCGGCCGATGATGTCGGCAGCCTTACCGGCGAGCGCTCCGGCCTTCTCCGCGTCGATACCGAGAAGGTGCTTCATCGCGAACGACTTGATCCCCACTACGCCGCCCCGTTCAGCCGCTTGTCCGCCACGTCCGCCGCCGCAAACGTTCCAAGAATGAACGTGCCAAACAGCGTCCACGCCCCAAGGTCCGAGTTGGTTCGGTATGCGATGAATACGCCCATCGCAAACACGAGCAGCGTCAGTTGGTACTTCTTGCGCTGCCAGGATGAGCGCTGAATGACTTTAGGTTCGTCGGCCATCTATGTTTCTCCTCGAATCAAAGCCGCGACCCTTTCGGCCCTGGCCGGGGTCTGGGTGTGCCAAGTGGAATCCAAAGCGTTTTCAGCGGCCGTCTCGCGGTCCCCTCGCTCCAGGGCCGCCAGCATCAGCTTGAAGCCGAGCAGGCCGCTCACCCCAAGCTGGTACGCCATCTGCACGAGCGCCCGCTGTACGTCCTCGTGCTGCGTCACGTAGGGCTGCCAACTAGACTCGATCTCGGCTGTGACTTTCTCAACAAGGTGCTGTAGCCAGAAGTCGGCCACTTCCTGCGGTAACGGCGCGCCTTTGAAAGCATCGACGCAGAAGCCATAGCCTACCGTGGGGTAGCCTTTGACCAGCGTTCCTTTCGTGATCGGTTGCCCGTTCGAGTCGTCGTACACCGACGCGCGCCAACCTTCCTCGGACTTCAGGTCAGCGAGCAAGTGATCGAGGTTCATTCACGCGGCTCGTGAATATGGCCTGCGTCGATCTCATTCAGACGAGCAGCCCAGAACACTGCCATCCTATCGTTCTTATCGGATCGCCAATGCCTTTGTACCCTGCTCGAAAATAACCACTCCTTCGGTAACTCGCGAAAAAACAGAGTCCCGAACGTGATGTTGAATGCCGCGTCAAGTAACAGTCCGATCACGGCCAAAGGCGCTAGGTTTACTTTCCAGAACTTCGACAGTTCTGCGCGCGTCATGATGTGCCTTGCATGCATCACAGCCACGAAGGCCCACAGAGCGCCGAACCAGACGACTACGGCAAGTTTGAACATATGAACTCACTCATGGAAAATGTACGTATTTGCGCCGACCTTGACCGTCGTGTTTGCGCTCACGGTGATACCGTCAACTAGAAAGGCAGGCTGCAAAACGAGCTGAGCTGCGCCAGGAGCGCCTGATCTAATCTGTGCCTTCCACGCTGGAGATAACGTGTCCTTGACCATGACAGGAATCATCTGGCTATTTGCATTTGCACCGGATGTCATGGCAGAAATATCGCCAGCAGAGAAGATTACGTAGAACGCGCTGACGGAGCACGAGACCGATGCGGTTGTCGTAGTATCTAAAACGACGTAATCGCCAAATCTTCCGACCTTGACTTGAACTGCTACTGAATCTCGGCCAGCCACTACTGCACCCGTGGCGTCCATACATTTTACGTTCGCGCTAAAAGTGATCGCATCGCTAACGTATGGGTTGAGCAATCGCCACGCGCTCGCCGATGAGTCATAGCTAAACTCATGGACTCGGCCACCCTGAATGCACCCAGGCTCGAACCTAGACCCGCGACTGTAGATCGCGGCAATATGCGGCTGTCCTCCAGCGCTGGTGTTGGTCGGCGTATAAAGATGTATGGCGCAGGTCGCTGTGACTCGATTTGCAAACACCTGCACCTTTAGTCGTGTTCCATCCGGCGGGCTCTGGTTTGCAGATACCGAAGCAAAGAAACTCGCCGAGACTTTCAGCGTATCGGTGCCAGCTACGGCCTCCTTAACAAATACCGGAATGTCTGCAATGAACTGAGACGCTCGCAGATAGTTTGTGGCGCTCGCTGCGGCTCCGACATTGTTATGTCTAAACCCACCCATCGGTAGGTTTGCAGTTGGCGTATTCTGGCCGTCTTTAGCAACGGCAACTGTCATCGCTGAGGCGAAGTCATCGAACTCGGCATTCATGCGCGAGGCAAGGATTTTGATAGAGGCGCTACTATCAGCAGAGAACGAATGAACCCGAGAGTACGAACCCGTACCTGTCCA